AGAGGTATCGCGGTTGGGGCTCGACAAGCTCATCCGTACCTCGGTCCAGATCCCCTCAACGGGTTCCGGGCCGCACGGATGGATGAAGATCGCGGAGACGCTCGACTACCCGGAAACCCGCCTCTATGAGGGCACCGCCTCGACCGGGGAGACGATCTACTGCGAGCACCGCGTCTATGTGGACGAGGACCGCATCTACTACTACGGTCCGGTTTCGGTCGCCGAAGCCGCGTGGGAAGTCCACGCCCACAACAACGGCATCGACGGAGACGAGGCCCGAGAGTGGCTCCTCAAGTACACGAACTGCGAGGGTGCAGAGTTTTACGGGTACATCGCCCGCACCCGCCCGGAGGTCTGACCTGTTCCACGTCGAAATTCGACTCTCCAACTAACTTTTGCAGTCGGTTTCCCCTTCGCCCTACGTCTTTAGGTACATATGACCCTCACGAACCTCTCCCCCTCCCCTGAAGCCTCCGCCCGCGTTCGCGCGGCCATCGACCGCATCAAGGCAGACGACCCCGCCTATTGGCAGCGGTGTCAAGACCAGCGCGACCCCCGCTCCCCCGCCGCAGCGGGAAGTGTTCTCCACCTCGTGCCCACGTTCACCGGGGACATCGAGTCCGTCCTCCGGGCGTGCGAGTGGATCCCGTTCAAGGACGACGCGATCCTCCCGCAATGCACGGCGTTCCGCACCTTCGACCTTGCGGGTCGGCTCGGCCTCGTACCGCTCGCGGACCTCGGCCCCGATGCAACGGTGACCCTCGCGGACCCGAAGGAAACCGGCAAGGCGGAGGCGACCGTCGTGCTTTCCAAGCGGGACGCCGAGCGGTCGCGCCCGTTCGTTCAGTACACGGTCATCATCCTCGGCCCGACCAAGGACGGGGGCGAGTGCGTGTGGACGTTCCACCCCGGACCTCCCATCAAGCCCTCGGAAGTGGCGACCCCGCCCGAAGGCGAGCGGGCCATCCTCGTAGCGAAGGCTCGCGAACTCGGCCTCGTGTTCGCAAAGATCGTCGTTCAAGAGGGCGAATGACCACCCCGCTCGCTATCCCGACGACGTGGGAATCCGCGTTCACTTGGATCGCGCTCATCCACCGTGCCGCCCATGAAGCCGGTCACTCGTTGTTCTTCGCCCAGACCAAGGTGAGTGACGAGCAACAACGCACCATCTTGGTGGCGGAGGCCGACGGGGACCGGAAGCGTCTCATCTGGGTTCTCCAAGAGTGCCCGGTCCCTGCCCCCATCATCGGCGGCGTTCTCGCTACCGAGAAGTCGATAGCCGATTTCCTCATCGAGCAGCACCGGAAGGTGCTGGAGGAGAAACTCGGCTATCCGCCGGAGCGATGGGAGTTTCTCGACTACATTCCGGCCCCCGTAAGCTGACCCTAAGCGGTAGGGGCTCTATCCGGGCGAGAAGGTATGAGCGACCTTCGCGCCCGTGTAATTCGTCTCGCCCGCGCCCGACCGGAGCTTCGCGCCCAACTCCTCCCGCTCGTGAAGGAAGCGCGGGTCACGGAGGAACTACTCCGGGTCAAGTACGTCAACCTCGGCGATTTCGGCGGGACGAACCCGATCCAGGACTCTTGGCTCCTGGAGGTCGCGGGTCCGACGTTCGACTATCGGGACGAGCTAAAGAGGCTCGGTCTGCGATGGGACCCCTCTTCCAAGACTTGGTCGCTTCACGCCACGCTTCCGAAGTACGGGAACCCTCGCCTGGTCGCGGAGTACGAGAAGATCCGTCGGCTACAGAAAGCCGCGTACCCGAAGCTCCAGGAGCTAGCCGAAGAGCACAACCGCGTCGCTGAGGAAGCGAACAAGGGCCTCCGCCCCAAGGATCCGCGAGAGCTAGCAGAGCTAATCGACCGCCTCGACCGGATGGAGCCCGCGCTCGGGCGGGCGGGACTCGTCCTAGAGCGTAGGTTCCCTAGCCGGTATGACGCTTGGGAGCCCTTCGTTCTGATCAAGGGCAACACCTACCCCCTCGCGAACCTCATGAAGAGCCACGGGTTCCGCTGGAACCCGCGCGAGAAGGCGTGGTCGATGGCTGCGGCGGAGTTCTCCGTCGTCGGTCCGAAGTGGATGGGCGAAGTCGCTCGGTCGTTCCCCGCCGCCCCTCCGAAGGATGAGGGCGTCGGCGTCTTTACGGCGATGAGCAACGCGGAGCTGAAGAAGTGGATCTCCCGCTACATCGCGGGCTACGATCCCGAAGGCTTCTACATGGACGGCGAGCGTTCCGATACGGAAGCCTACGCCTACTACTTCCGTTACCTCCGGGGGCTCAAGCCCGCCGAGCAAGACAAGCAGAAGCAAATCTACGAGCGTTACGACGTATGAGCGACCTTCGATCCAAAGTGATTCGCCTCGCCCACGCGAAGCCGTCGCTGCGCCCGCACCTTTTGCCGCTGCTAAAGACGGCGAGGGTTTTTCCCACGCATGAGCAATCAGACGTGCTCATCAACGCTGGGATTACGTTTCTTGATTACACGCCGTTCGACAATGAGGTGAGGATCGGGGAGGTTCAGGGCAACGACCTCGCTCGGCTCATGAAGAGCTTTGGATTCAAGTGGGTTCCGAAGGACCGCGAGTGGGTCATCCCCACTAAAAAGTTTGAAGCGACCGCCGACAAGTGGGTGAAGCGCCTCTCGCAGCTTCGACCTCTGCCTCGCAAGCCGGGGCGCAAAGAGCATGACCGGAGCCTCCTTGAAGAGGAGCGGAGACGCGAGTTGGATCAGGACGACGAGCTTGACTCTGACTACCCGTAACGCGGGTAGCGTTAGCCATGAGCTTCGGATGGACAGGATTCTTTCGGCAAGGCGCGTGGCGCGAGCTACGCCGGTTCCTCCTGAATCAGAAGCGGGACGCTCTACCCCGTATTCGGGCGATCAACGCTGAGTTGTCCCGTATCGGGTACGTCCGTATTCTTTATGCGAGGACGGACCCGTCGAACCCTAACTCGCCGATGAGCGAGCGGAGGATCGGCCTGGACGTGTCGCCGGGGACGAGCCTAGAAAAGCTCCTCCAGGCGTACATCGCCCAAGGCGGCAACCCGTTCGACATCTCGATGTTCCTGATTCCCGACTCGTTCATCTTCGTCGAGAATGAGGAATCTACCTCCCCCGTCTCTGAAGAAATCGACGAGACGGGCGTCGAAGGCGAGCCGATACGCCGAGAGACGGCTCCCTACTCGGGGATCGTTTACCCGATCTCTGCCGATCCGGTTATCGGCGGGCTCTACACCGGAGGGTGGCTACCGCTGTGGAGGTACCCGCCTCGGAAGTTCGGCAACAACATCACCTACATCACCGAGTCGGCGGATCTAGCTCCCGCGACGAGACAGCTCCGGGACTGGGCGAATCGGGACATCCGGGGCCTCCGGAACAACCTAGAGGCCCGGATCATCAAGCTCTGCGACCTCCGCGAGCAGCTCCTCCTAGAGCGGGATGAGATTCTTCCCCAGGCCGTCGGCGGAGCCACTGACGGGGTTTCGTTCAACCCGGACGTTTTTGCGGTAACGCACCACACGTCCGGCATCATCCGTCAGATTGACGACGTGTTCTACACGATCGCCGACGGGTTCTACGATTTCGAGAACCCGCGTCAGTCCCAGCCCAACCCCCCGTACCCCGTCCTGCTCGAGGACGCGCCGACGGGCGAGGAGGCGTGGACCGCGTTCGGATAACCGCTTCCGCGTTCCCTTCTATCGCCCCGGAAAGACGGAGCGCGGAATAGGCTTGTCTACCGACGTACAAATCGCCTTCCTGTGCCCCCACGTCGTGGGGGAGGAACGGGTCGCGCTCTCGCCGGACCGCCAGACCCTCACGACCCGCTACCCCATCAGCGGGGCGAAGCTCCTCAAGGTACTCGTCAACAACGAGTACGAGGTGCTACCGGGAAGCGGGATCTCGACGCGGGCGGCTCTGTCCGCCGCGCGACCGGAGCCCTATCTCGTCGTCGCGGGCGAGCAGGAACTCACAATCAAAACGGCGTTTCGTCAGGTCACGACGACGCTCCCGCCCGGATACCTGACCGCTGACCAGCTCGTTGGAATTCTCAACGCGCTCGCGGTTGTGCCGGGGGACCGGCCTTTTTTCGTAGCCGAGAAGGACGAGCTATCGACGCTGGTGCTGAGAGAGAACCAGCGCGTCGGCCCTGAGTCGCAGATCAAAGTGCTCGGACCCGCCTCGGCGAACCTCGGGTTTGACTTTCAGTTCGGCAGCGTCGGTCGCGTTGTCGTCCCGCCGTTCGTCCTAGTGAGGCGGACCGCTGTGGGGGCGACCTCGGACCTGGACCTCGGGTATGAGATCCGGTTCCGAGCCCCGGTCCCGTCCAACTACTTCTTTTCGGTGACCTATCCGACGCCCTGGAACCTGTGCCCTCGGTGTCGGGGGACCGAAGTCGAAAACGACTACCGCTTCAACGACCAGGGAGAAACTCTCCAGGTCGCGGACAACAACCTCCTCTATCAGGGCTGTCTCAAGATTATCCTCACGGAACTCGGGTCGAACATCTACGCGAAGTGGTACGGGTCGAGCGTCTCGTCGAGCATCGGCTCCAAGGCCCTCGCCGGTACCCAAGCGACGCTTCAACAAGCCGTTAGGACGGCGCTCAATAACTTCCAGGGGATCCAGACCTCCCAGGCCAAGTACCAGCGCATCACCGCCAAGGAGCGTCTCTTCTCGGTCGATCAAGTCTCGGTCGTTCCGGATGCCCAAGACCCGACCGTATTCTTGATCAACGTCCAGATCCGCAGCTACAGCTCGGACCCGATCAACATCGACATCGTGTACACGGCTCCCGGAGCCTACGCCCTGCCCGGAACGAATAGGCTATCGCTGGGGAGATACGGATGAGCGTTCTTCAGGTACTCGCCCCCGACGGCAACTACTACACGAGCATCGCCTGGTCCACAACCACGACTCGGCGATTCTTCGCGGGCACCGTACCGACGACGGCGGCGGACCTGGAAGTCTCGATCCGGGGAGCGCCGTTCTCTAGCGACCCGTCTCTCATCTCGTTCACGGCCTCGGGATGGGTCGTTCCGAATCCGGCTTCGTATCCGGACGGGTTGGACCTGTTCTCGGGCACGAACGTCGTCCAGGTCCGATCTATCCCCCTCGTCGGTTCGCCTTCGGCTCCGGTTACGGCGACGGTCTACCTACTCTCGGACACGGCTACCGTCGGAGTAGCCCCTCCGACCAATATCACCGTCGAACGCCTCGACAACGCCGTCAACATCTCGGCCCAGGGACTGACGGATACTCGCGTCACCGGCTACAACTTCTACGCCTCGCTCCAACCCGGAGGCGGGGCCGTAGGCTACTTCCGAATCAATCTCAATCCCATCACCGTTCCCGTCCTCCAACAGAACGTCGTCGAACTCTCGTCCCTCACGACGAACAACCTCCCGGCGAACGCCGACCCGCTCTTCGTGAGACTGTCTGTTTCACAGGAAAACTCGTCCCAGACTACTCTCCAGACCGACGTAGACTCGCGAGTCGAGATCCCCGAAACGGTTACTGAGATCCAAACCAGCGTCACCCTCTCCTCAGTCGAGACGCTCCGCTACTACCAGTTTCTCCACCGACGCAGCGCCGGTCTCTCCTCCGACCCCGCCACCGTCCCCGTGGGTGCCTTCTCGGCGCTTCCGGCGAGCGAGCCCCTCTACTACATCGTCACGGCGCTCTACTACGATCCGCTAACCCAGACCGAGTACGAGTCCTACTACTCGCCGGAAGTCGTCGCCAACCCCATCGACGTTCGCATCACGACCCAGACCCTCCCCGTCGTCACTCGTCAACAGATCCTCCAAGACGCCGTCGCCTCCATCTACCGTAAGGATCGGAACATCTCCGTCCAGCCCGGAAGCGTCCCTCGGGACGTGTTCCTGGACCCGTTTACCTCGGAAGCTGAGCGGATTCGCTTCGTCCTCGACTTCATCTACCGCGCTAGCTCATTCGACACGCTCCTGGGGATTGACGACCCGTTCGGTACGGGCTTCTCGATTTCTCCGAGCCGGTCTACCTACAAGCAGACCCTCGCCCAGTCTTTCTTCCTGGCGAACGCTGACACCGCCCAGACGATTATCAACGCTGCCTTCGACAAGCTCGCCGCCAACTTTGGCGTGACTCGCATCCCCGGCAAGCGCGCTCTCGGCGAAGTCCGATTCTTTACGAGCGTAGTTCCGACCGCTTCGCTACAGGTACCCCTCGGAACCCGCCTCTCCGGAGGGGGGAGGACGTTCCTGACGACGAGGTACGTCGAGATCCCCGTCTCCCAACTCGCCTCCTTCTTCAATCCTTCGACCGGACAATACTCGGTTCGCTGTCCCGTCCAAGACAACAGCGCGGGGGCGGGAGGGAATCTCGGCCCCCGCCAAATCACCTCCGGCGCTCCTTACGGGCTGAGCGTCACGAACGACGCGGCGCTCTTCGGCGGTACGGACAGCGAGACGAACGCCCAGCTAGCCGCTCGCGCTAGGTCGGCTCTCTCAGCGGTCGATACCGGAACGCAACAGGGCTACCTCCAGACCGCCGCCGGGGTTCCGGGCGTACTAGAGGCGAGCGTCGTCGCTTCGGGTTCGCCGTTGATGATGAGGGATTTCGACCCCGCTACCGGAGAGCACGTCGGCGGCAAGGTAGACGTTTGGGAACGGGGGTTCCAGGTCAACACCCTCACCGACACGTTCGCCTTCACTTACGTCCGGAAGCTCAACATCCAGTTCGTCACGGTCGGACCTCCGGGAGGGTACCGATTCCGGGCGGTGGACTCGGACCTCTCGCCGACGAACCCCCTCGCCCAGATGCTCGACTATCCGGCGCTGGGGCTGGGCCTCCGAAACGCGACGACAGGGCTCGACTTCGACCTAACGAACGTCCAGATCGTCACCTACGACACGATACAGCTCTCGTTGGACGTGCCTCAGCCCCCGGTCACTTTGACCGACGTAGTGCTCGGGGACTACCGGCTTCGTACCGGCGAGAAGTTCGTCCTGACCCGCCAGCCCGTTATCTTCCTGAACTCGCTCGTCGGTGAGTCCTCGGGAACGATCGGCGCTTCGGCCTACCGGCTCGTCCATCCTAACTCACCCCTGGAGCTAGGGAGGTCTACGAAGGCGGGAGACTACCTGCTCGTCACGGGAAGCCCCGACCCTGGAGTCGTCTCTCCGTCGGGGGCGATTCTGTCGGTCCTCAACGAGCAGCACGTCATCGTCGGCGAATACATCGAGTACGTCAACCGCCTCGGTGCGGACTCGCTGTCTATCGTCGTGACGAACCTCACGTCCACCTTCACCTACAACGGCCCGTACACCCCGCCGTCGTTGGGTTCGCCAGACTACACGATCATCGAGGGTACTCAGACGGTTCCCGTCGGTATCAAGCGCACCAGCGGATCGAACATCGCCGACGGCGAGACGATTCTGATTAGCTACTCGCATGACGAGAACTTCACGGTCTCCTATCAAGTCAACCAGGTCACCAGCGCCCTCCAAGACGCCATCGACGCGAGCCGACATATCACCGCCGACGTAGTAGCGAAGTCGTCCGTCCCGGTGTCTATCGACCTGAAGGCGACGATTATCCTCAACCGGGGTGTTCAGCAGTCCTCGGCGGACCAGGCGATCCGAACGAACCTGAACCTCTTTTTCTCGACGCTTCAGCTAGGCACCTCCATTCGGCGGTCGGACGTAATCGGGGTAATCGAAACGACGGTGGGCGTGTCCTACGTCGTGCTGCCGCTAGTACAGATGGCTCGGATCGTCGGGTCTATCGTCGTCAAGGACGAGATTTCCACGACCCAGCTCGACGACGCGCTGCGAGTAGCCGCCTGGTCGAACTCCGAAAACGCGGTCTGGCTTCTCCAGGACGAGCTATCCGCTCCGACGACTGACGGCGGAGGGCCTCCCGGCGAATTCCGCCGCGTCTACCAGGACGACTACGCGCTCACGCTTCAGGAGTCGTTCCCCGACCAGCTCGGTCGGGAAGCCGGTCGCTCCTACATCATCGGCAACAGCGGTCTAATCATCCCCGGCTACTCCGACGACGTAACGCTCGCCGCCCAGGGCTACAACACCCCCGACGAACGCGCCGCCCGCCGTCAGGATATTACCCAGAACCGCGTTCTCGTCTCGCTAAAGGTCGGAGACGCGCCGTCGAGTCACCGATACTGGGCGACCTACATCGTCGGGTTCTCGGACCTAGAAGCCGACATCACCCTCTCGTCCGCCGAGTACGCGGCTCCGGGGTCCTGGTCCTTTACCTACGATGAGGATCGTTGATGTCTGACGACCCCAAGTCGAGGGGAACCTCGGGACTATTCGCGCCGCTCCCGGCGGTACTGGCGGGGCCGGACGCTCAGAATCCTGCGCCCTTCGATCAAGAAGGCCAGGTAGACGAGTCTCGAGTCCGGACGATTGCCGACCAGATCGTCCGGGTCTTTCTCAACTCGTTGCCGTCCAACTATGTCTCCCAGACGAAGGGGCCGTACTACGCGCAGCAGTTCCAAGCCGCCGCCGAAGAGCTAGCCCGCATCCAAGTAGCCGCCGAAGACGCCTACGAGGACGTGGACTTTGACTTCACGCGCTCGGAGGTGCTCTGGCAGTTCCTCGCGACGCTGGTGTTTCCCTGGGCCGAAGAAACAGGGCTCCCGGACATTCAGGGAGATGTCTCGTTCCGGACGTTCCTGAAAACGATGGTCGCGCTGCTACTCAAGGGCAGCAAGGAAGTCACCCTCCTCCAGGGCGTCGAGGCGCTTACCGACGCGGAAGTCGCAATCGTAGACCGTTCCCTTTACAGCCCTCTGCTGAAGGATCGGTTCACGTTCGACATCAACGTCTCCAATCATCGCCGCACGACCGTCTGGGACGACACGACGGCGAGCGACTATGACCACTACCACACGGTCAGCATCAACGCGGCGGGCGAGGGCAAGACCACCGGCACCGTGTGGACGGGGGCGACCGGACCCGACCACACTCACGACATTGCGGGGTTCCTGACTGAGAGCGTATCCGCGACGGGGCTCGGGTCGCACACCCACGACCTCCTATCGAGCTTCCCCGACCTCCCCGTCGAGCTAGCACGGAACGTCCGTCTAGTAATGCGGGCTCTGAAGCCCGCCCACACCCTCTACGAGTACACGAACCTCTTTCGCGAGACGTACCGCCAGGTCTTCAGCGACGAGGTCTCTCGCTACGAGATCGACAGCTACTACTACGATGACCTGCGGAAATACTGCACCGGCATCAAGGAAGTCGGCAGCTCCTCGGGCACGGTTCTCTCGGACCGCTACACGCTCAATGACACGGTCAGCTTCCGGGCGGTACGTCCGGGCGCTCCGCTTCGGGTATTCGACGGTTCTGGGATCGTCCTCGGGCTTTACCAAGTCCGCGAGGTACTCGCGTTCCCGTTTGGCGATGACCCCGTAGCCCGTCCGTATATCACGGCCCCCTCGGGGGTGGCGAGCACCGCGACCGTGGTAGCCGGGGCAATCATCGATCCGGCTCGGGACTGGGCCGTAGATGTAGTAGCGGGCGAGGTTCTGACGTTCCTCTCGGGGCCTAACCTCGGTGACTACGTCCTAGAAACGGTGCTCGGCTCGGGCGGCGGCGCTCTCGGTACGGCGACCGGCCCTGGAACAGAGGTGGTCCCCGCGCCCTGCTTCGTGCGAGTAGCGCCCCGGTTCCCGGCGACGGGCTCAGTCATCTACTCCATCGAAGTAGACCGCCTCGGGATTCGCAAGCCGATTCAGGTCGTCAACGAGGACGTGTCCTCGCAGTTCTACTCGCCCCCCGTTGGGAACAACGCGACCGTCATCGTCGCGAAAGGCCCGCTTGTCCGCGACTACGGCGACGCGACTCCGGCGACGCCTCTGGATGTAGTAGTCGAGCTAAACGGCGTACCCCAGACGGTCGAGAGTCTCAACCCGTACACGGGCGAGATTACCCTCGCCCCTCCGGGTATCGCCCGATTCCTACCGGCCTTGGGCGATACCGTTACGGTTTCGTACTGGTGGTTCCCGATGCCCCTTCAGGGCATGACGGGCCTCAATACGAAGGGCCTCACTCTCAACAAGTGGGACCTCCGGGGCGGAAGGACTGCGACCTCGCCGACCTCGGGCGGGCTATGGGGCGGGTTCCGAACGACCCGTTTCCCGATGGGCGTCGCACTCGGGCGGTTCCCGACGCGGAAGCCCCCAGTACGAGTCGCTCACAGGTACATCGCGTTTGAGCGGGCGTACACGGCGGCGATCAACTCGCCGACGACGCTGCTTCTCAATCAGGCACCGGGGCGCGTTACGGTGCCCTACGCCGAAGCGGACGTTCCTTCGACGACCGTTCAGTACGAGGGTACCTCCCCGCCGACGGCTCCTTGGGTCCAAAAGGGCGCGCTCTCGGGAGTCTCCAACGGGGACTTCTACACGCTCAAGAAGACCTCGGGCACGGAAGTCGGATATTGGAGCCGGGACTTTGAGCTACCCGTCGCCTCGGTCATCGCGGCGGCGACCCGCATCCAAATATCCAGCTACACGCTCGATGGCGTGTTCACGGGTATCGGACTCGGGTTCCACGACAACCAGCGGCTCTATCTAGCGGGGGCGCTCGTCGTCAACGGCGTCAAGCACGTCGGATTGCTCGCCCGTCCCGGTAGCCCTAGCGAGTTGAGCTCCTGGATTGTCGGACCTCAAGTCGCCGGTCGAGTCACGACCTCAACGACGGTCGTTTGCAAGCTGAGCGAAGCGCCGACGGTTCTGACGCCGGGAGATCGGTTCCAGATTCTCTCGGGCAACCAGTCGGGCGTCTACACGATCAGCCAGATCTTCAGGGACCGAACTCGGGACCGGATCACGTTCGTTATCTCAGGGACGTTCCCGGCGAATCCCGCGCTCTTCGGCAACCGGGACGTGACGCTCGCTTTTGAGACGCTATGGGACGAAGCGGTCTGCTCGTGGCGCATCTACGCGAACACGCGCAGCCAAACCGCCCAGGTCTACTTCGGGGGTTCAACGGGGGCGGGGTTCGCCCGTCTTACGGCCTCGCCGGTTCTAGCGTCACCTGCGTACCTCGGGCCGGATGTCTTGCCCCAAGGATCCGGGCGGTTCGTATGGGGCACGTTCTCGCGCTCGGCGACCTCGGAAGTCGTTTGGGATTTCATCCGGTACTTGTCTACGCCGGACGGGGGGACTCGGTTCTCGCGGGGCACGGTCATCGACACGACGATGACTGAGAACCCGGAGGACACCGATTGGTACGTCACGACGCCGTGGGGCGACTCGGCGGTCGGCGGCGGGATTCTTCGGCTCACGAGCACCCCCGGTAACGCGAACCTCGACGCCTCCTACGGCTACGCGAAGGTAGACCCGTTCCTGAACGGACGGCGGGTCGTCGCGCTCGACGCGAAGCTCACGGTCGCTCGGGACACGTCGGCCTCGGGTGGCGCGGCGCTTTCGATTAGCGACCCGTACCGGGAAGCTCGGCTCGGCACGCTCCTCTATCAGGACAACGGCCTCGCTGGGAAGCAACTATTCCCGCAGCCCGTCTCCTCTTTGATTGGGGCGGTGCCCTTTGCAGATCAGGGGTGGACCGCGACCGGGACGCCCTCGGCGTTCGCCAACGGCCCGGAGACGCTCCTCTCCGGCGACGATGCCGCCTCGTGGTCCATCAGGAAGAATCTCCCGTTCACGAACGGGGCGTTGAACCGGACGTTGGAGTTCCGGCTCGGAGTTTCGGCCTACTCGCTCGGTACGGGCGGCAATACGGGGTTGGTGTTCACGGCGACGGCGAACGGGAGACTCGTCGCAATCTCGTTCTCGGGTCCTGACGACATCAACTTTGTGGACTTGATTACTCCGGCGGTCCTGCTGAGCGTCCCGTTCGTTTGGAGTGACGGGGAGCCTCATACCTACCGCCTCGACATCGACCCGACCGGAGACTCGGTCGTCCTCTATGTAGACGACGTGTTCGTGGGAGCGGTTTTGTGGTCGCTCTTCCCGGCCATCGTCGGTGCCCCGGATGCCTCGGTACGAAATCTCCCCGAATCGGGGTCGGCGTTCGCTGTATCGCTGGAGTCCTTGACGCTCTTTGAAGGGCTCGACGGCATCCCGAACCTCGACCGGACCTTCGGCCTGTGGAAAGGCGACGACCCCGCCGACATCGACAGTTGGGAGATCCCTCGCTCGGACGGCAACGCCGTACCGAACTCAGACCCGCTCTCGGTTATCGTGCCGATGGATTGGTCGGCGGCGGAGTGTTGGGTGAGGGTGTTCGTGGACCCGACCTTCGGCGCGGTGTTCTTGCGCCCGGACTTGAACCCCCCGCCCGGATACGCGGGGAACTTCGCCACCCAGAGCCTCGACCCGACGGCGGCGTGGGCGAAGATTGAATACTCCCGGCTCCCGCGCTCGGAGAACACGACCCGCTTCGGCGTTACGAGCTTCGGGGCGCTGAACCCTGCGGCGTCGGTTCTCTCGTTTTGGAACGAGGTCCGGTACCGGGTCTTCACGAACACGAGCGTTGATTACCGCGCCCCGCAACGGATGGCGCTCAATCAATGGAACGTCATCACCTCCGGGGACTACCTCAAGGACATCACCCCGGAACAGGTCATCCTCGCGAGCTTGACCCCGACTCGGGTTTCGCTCCGACCGGGACACATCTTCGCGGATCGGGTCTTTCAAGTCATCATCGAAGGAGTGCCCGTTCCCCCGGAGGGATGGCGCTTCAATCAGGACTCGCAAGAGATCCTTCTCTTCACGGCGTTGCCCTCGGCGGGCTACCCCGTGACGGTGGTGTTCGCTCCGGCGAAGCCGATCACGACGACGTACCTTCAGACGCAACCCCTCCCAGAGAGTCAGACGATTCTCAACGAGGGGACGCCTCCGGTTCCCCTCAACCGTGTCGGTCAGGCTACCTCCTCGACTGTTTCGGGAGACGGCGGGCCGACCCCGGCGTTTCCCCCGGCGGGTCCAGGGAACCCCAACTACTTCCTGCGGGATCAGTACCTCGTCAAGAAGTTCGCCGACGACCCGGACACGCTCTACGAGCAGATGCAGTTCTTCCAGTTGGAGGACGGCGGCTCGTTCAACCAGATTTCTTCGGTATGCGACGCGCCTGGAAACGGCGGCGGGCTCAACACCATCGGCCTCTCGGGGGCGTTGTTCTTTGAGCTACTCGGAGGCTCGACGCTCGCCTCTCGGCGACCGGGATACTCGGGCGGCGCTCTTACGGCAGGGACGTTCCTACACGCCTCCGGAGGCGCTTCCGGGGCGCTCGGGGTACTCGGCCCCGCCGTGTACGCCGCGCCCTTTACGGGGCCGAATCCCGCGCCGACGGGCGTGTATCCGGCGATGCTTCTACCGACGTACCCCTCGGGAGGGGCGACGCCGGGGGCGGGGATGGGGGCGATCTACCGCGAGGTCCAGATCGTCCTCCGCCTCGGCGCTTCGCCGGGATCGGTCCTCACGAACACGAGCCCAATCACCGACGTTCCTCTCATCGAGGGAACGATCTCGGTTCCGATCTTCGGATCTCTCCCCGTAGACCAGAACTACGCCTCGGCGGGTCCCGCCCTGTTCAGCCCCTCGGTAGCGGGGAACGCGACGGGGGCCGTCTGGTCCCAGCTCCAGGACGCCGCTGCGTACACGCGGATCGGTCCCTGGGGCGGGGCGACGGCGCTGGCCCTGAACTCGCTGCTGTACGGGGCCTCGCCTCTGCAACCTACCGGCGTACCGTCCTCGGGAACCGGCTTCACTCCGAACGGCGGAAGCCCGCTACCGAACCCACCCGCTCCCGTAATCAGCGTTCTCGGATAGGTTCCCTATCCCTAACGCTCGGAGAGCTATTCAAGAGGGCGGACCTTTGATACACGACGACAACCTCGGCACTCCCCGGCAGGGACTCAAACTCAGCTCCGCTATTCGCTACGCCGACGCGCTCAGGGGCGCGAAGGGGCGGTTCCTCATCGAGATGAAGGACGCCCGGACGGGCGAGCTTCTCCATTACCAGGAGAAGGACAACATCATCACCCGCGACGGAGGCATCCTCGCGGCGATCTGTTTCGCTTCGGGGACGACCGGCGCTCCGGGAATCTCGATGCTCGCGATTGGGACGGGGGCTACGGGTCCGCTGCTCAACCCGGACGCTCCGACGAACGTCCAGCGGAGGCTCAACAACGAGATCGCTCGCAAGGCGTTCTCCTCGGTCACGTTCCGAACGGCAGCGGGCGCAGCGTCGCTCACCGGACCGACGAACATCGTCGATTTCACGACCACGTACAACGAGTCGGAAGCCGTCGGGCCGTTGAATGAGATGGGGTTGATTCGGCCCCTGAATCCGGGAGGGTCTCCCGCCGTTCCGAACCTAAACGGAGGGCTTCCGTTCCCCAGCTATGACGCGACGGTAGACGTGACGACCTGCGACGTACTCGTCAACTACCTAACCTTCGCCGTTATTTCTAAGCCGAGCACGGCGATCTTGACGATCACCTGGCGTCTGACTTTCTGAGGATTCATGCCCTCTTTCGCCAAGCGATACTACAACTACACGGGGAATCCCACGACGGTTTCTCGGGACGTGCCTCCCGGTGAATACTCGTGGGACACCGTCGTGTACCAGAGCGGGCGTCCGGTACTGGACGCTGAGCTCAACCTAACCCAAGAAGCCGCCGAGTACGCCCGCCTTCTCCTCGGGACGAAGACGGTATCCTCGGGGTTCCTCCGGGGCCAGAGCACCCGCGACTCGCTCCAGGACTACTTCTACTTTCCGGCCCCGGTTCCGGGCGACGAGAACAAGCTCGGCGTCCGCAAGCAAATCGCCTGGGTTGCGGGGATGCCCGTCGTCGTTGAGTACACGAACACGGCGACCCCCGGCGATAACGTCATCGAGCTTCCCGTTCCGTCCCAATCAACGGGAATCGCAGCGACCGACATCAAGCGCACGGACTTTGTGTTCTTGGAGGTCTGGCGAACGCTCGTAGCCCCGTCGCCTCGGGCTTTCTCGACGGTTACTGTGGCGACTCCGGCGAACCCGAACGCGATTACGATTGACGTGACCGTGGTCGCGGGTGCGCCGACGGCGGTGACCCTGACGACCGGCGTAGACTTCGCGGTCGGCGGCAACAACATCATCACGGCGACGAACCTCGCCACGGCTATCAACGCCAACCCCACGCTCAGCCTCTACGTCGCCGCAGCGAACAGCGGCACGAGCACCGTTACGATCACGACCCTCGGCGGCGGTGCTATCGGGAACGGGATTATCCTATCGAGCACGAACACGGCGACGCTCTCCCCTCCGGGCGGGCTCTCGCCGGTTCTCTTTACGGGCGGCGCGGACCGACTCAATAAGCCCCTCCCCGCCGGAACGTACCAGGGCGACGTTTACCGCCACGGCAACGTCGAGAGCGACCCGACGACCTGGCTCCCGGACGAGCTAGTAGATCCGGTTCTCAACTCCGAGTCAGCGCAGCGAGTCCAGGTCCAGTACCGGCTTCGCGTCTACGGGGCAAGCCTCCCGTCAGGAGTCAACCCCAAGACAGAGCCGGACGGGTTCTCTAACGGGAGCCTCTACGCTCAGGGCGCTCAGGGCGCTCCCGTTGCGACCTATCCGTTCGTTCCGGCAGACAACTCAACCGTCTCGGCCAACTCTGACTCGACCGCCTACGGGATCGTGGATCCGGGCCTGCAAATCGCTGGAGACGGTACTCAGGCGAGCGCCAACGCTCTCGGCACCGTAGACGGGTTCGTGTACGCGATCCCCGTGTGCTTCGTCTTTCGGCGCTCTGAGTACACAACCCCCCTCCTCGGCGGATTTTCCCCAGCCCAGGGGGCGAACGCAGGGCCTCTCTACGCTCACGTCGGGTTCAACAACACGAACATCGACGTAACCGGAGCCGCGTTCCCGATTGCGGCGGGCGCGAGCGACCGTCCGGACGGGCTGTTCGCGGACGTGATCGTCCCCTCGGACGTACTCGACCTCCGGCGGCACGTCACGCCTCCCGGATACGACTTCGGAAGCGAACTCAAGTACCAGCTCCAAAGCCTCCTCGACAAGAAGACGGCGACCTGGCAAGTGGACGGCTCTGACTGGTCGAGCATCGGCAACGGCTCCGGGGACCAGTCTACGTTCCCATTGTTCTGCGACGAAATCGGTCGCGAGAACGCCCAGGGAGGCAATCCCGCAAACGGCTCGGGCGACACTTTCCGAGGCACGACAATCCGTAACTTCGACCACGTCTCTCGCCGCTTCGGTTCCCAGAGCGTAGTCGAACGAATCGTGTTCGAGGTCTACCCGAACGTCCCTCCTCCCACGGGTATCACCGTCACCAAGGCGGCGGGCGTGAAATGGTACGAGGGCGACCAGGTCGCCATCGACTTCACGACGCTAAACCCCACGACGACGCCGGACTGGGTGACACCCTCTCTCGCCGTGGCGAACGTGGCGAACTTCTGGCCGACCGGGACTCTCATTACGGACGTTCTCTCGGTCTACCACGACGACGGGAACTCGACCGTCAACGTCGCCCAAGAAACCCAGGTTTCCTTCGTCTCGGGAATCGGGACGAGCGCGGTCACGCTCACCCTCGACGCCAATCCGACGACCGTAGACGAAGGCGGTCTAGCGGTGGCCCACCCGATGGTCGGCGATGCGGGATCCGGCGACGTAGGCTCGCCCCGTCGAATCTTCATCGAGCTAGAGATCACCTACCCGACGGGCTTCGGGCTAACCCAGACCCCCGACGTTCAGGTCATTCCCGACCCCGCCTCGGGGTATCCCGGCTACATCGCCGGACCCATCGTTGAGAACAACGTCACTCAGCGACCCGTAAATCCGACCGGGGGCATGAAGACGGACTGGATTCCCGCGCCGAAGATGCGGCCTGGGTACCGGGAAACTCGCCTCGACCAGAAAACCGCAACCGGCGCTCCGAATACGGCGGTGGTTAGCGATACGCTCGTGACCTCCTCCTCAAACATCCTCCGAACTCCGCGAAGGTTCTTTTTCGACTCGATGCTGGCGAACGGCGCGGCTCCCGCAGCGGGAACGACCTACGGAAGCTCGGAGCGACTCGTGAATCTCGCGGTTCCGACGACGGGCGGATTCCAAGAAGCCGTCGCCGTGGATTACTATCCGCAGGATCCGGTTCCGAACTGGGGCGGAGCAGGCGGCGGTTACCAGGTCGCCGTCTACTACCGGACCCAGGCCCCTCAGACAGCGGGCACCCAGGCGGGAAGTCTCCCTGCAACGCTCCTTCCGACGGAGCTAATCGTCGAGCCGGTCGCTATCTCGCCGGAAATCTGGACGGGCCAAACCGGCAAGGGCTCCCCCGACCTCGCCTACCCGTATGAGTCGCCGCTCGATCCGATTCCGGTATCGACGGGCCTCCCCGTCGTCGGTACGCCCCGCGAGTGGTACTTCTCGGCGCTCTCGGAAGTAACCGTCTCGGACTTCTCGGCGGCAACGGGCCTGTTGTCCTTGCACTCGTTCGTCCAGGTAGACGGCACGAACCCCGTCCAGCTAGGGGATTCTCCGGGTCGCGGACCTGTAAAGGATCCGGAGTTCCGGGCCTACTACGACTTTGCGAACCCCGGCGGGTACAAACCCACGGCGATGGCCCAGCCTCTCTTCGGGGCGACCCGTCACAAGGCGTTCACGCCGATGCTCGTTCGCTCGACGGTAGATACTCGCTTGTTCCGTAAGGGAGAGCTTCTGCTCCTGGTGCTGTCGCAGTTCCATGAGTTGAGCGCCGACAACAAGATCACCTTCGTGGATAACCCCGCCCTACCTCCGCCTCCGACGGCCCGGACCTCGGCAGCGATCTACCGGACGCGCAACCTCCTGCTCACGGTCGGAGACTGAAGAATGCCCCGCTCCGTAGACCCCTCCCTCATCCTCACGGGCGTAGGCTCGGCCTCTCCCGGCTCGGTAAGCCAATCGGCCCTCGGCCCCGCTGAAGCCGGACCTGTAGCGGGCGGGCTAGAAGCCCACCTGACAGACCCCGCTGGGGCGCACCCCGCGACGGCGATCTCGATTCAAGACGTGTTTGAGCGGTATCTCTCGGGGAACGTCGAGGGCGCGCTCGGCGAGCTAGCGGCGCTCGTGCCCCCGGCTCCCGGAGTAGTAGGCTCCTCGGGTCCGCCGTGGCTCGGCTCGACCAACACCGGCATCCCGGATTGGGGCGTGCTGAAGCTGTGGGACGGGGCGCTCAACCTTCTGGGTTGGGTCAACGACCCGGAAGAAATCTACCCGTACTATTGGCGCGCACCTGTCTCGCTAAACGGCGACGGCGTAGACCCCTCGACTGATCCGACGTTCAACGTCGTGGACGGGGCGAACACATACACGGGCGGCGGGGCGGGGCTCGCCCACGCGGCCTTCGCCACGGTGTCTATGGGGGGCGGTGCGGCGAGCGCGTACCCGTCATGGCGCACTCTTCCGGCGCTCCCGGCTTCGACGGTTCCCGATGTAGGATTCGTCGTCTCGGGAATCGTGTCTCCAGCAGACCGTGGCGTGCTCGCCCTTGTGCGTTGGCCCGCTGGAACGACCTCTCCTTGGGGCGCAGCGGCGAATGTCACCGACATCCAGGATCGTTGCATCGCAGCGATCAAGCTCGGCCTCGGCCTCGCAGACGGCGGTGGGGGTTGCGACGGCGACCCCGGCGGTATCTTCACGGAAGGCTCGCCCACCCCGTATGACTTCCCCGGACGGGCGGCGGGTCAATGGGAGCTAGACGAGCTTCATACGGGATCGGCCCGCGTTCCCGGCACGACGGCCCCCGCGTCCCCTGATCCCACGGCGGGTCAGGTCCGGCTCTTGACGGATCCGGCAGCGGTATCCTTCTCTCCGGGAACGGTGGCCGGGGGTATGCCGATCTTCGGGGCGACGAGCGCCGCGACGGGCGGCGGCACCAACGGCAACTTCTTCGCTTACCGGCTCCCGTACCTCAAGGACTACTCAGTAGCTACGGGAATCATCTACACGCCCGTTGTAGATAAGCCTCGCTATCTAAGTCGCATCGCTCCTGCGTCTGGCACTCCGGTCGCGCAAGCGGGCGACTACGATGACTTCACGACGGACTTTTGGGCCATCCAAATCGCCCGCTACCGGCACCGGCACTCCCTCGGTACAGCGACCGTCGCGTTTCGGCGCGATGACTCATTCGCCCTCGTCCACTTCCGGCGAGAAACCTACTTTGAGGAGTTCATCCGGGACGGGATCATCCCCACGGCGGACAAGCTCTACTCGGTGAGCCTCGTGGATTGGGCGCTCGGCTTTACCGTCGCTGACACCCGCAACCTGACCAACGTGTACCCGGCGGCTCCCCCGGCGACCTCGACAGCCTACTCGGTCAACGCCTCTGAGATTACCGAAGACCCGACCGGAACCACAGTCCCGGCTCTCGCTGTCGGTCCCTCCAACACATTCACGTTCGCGGGAACGTCCACGATCTTCACGTCGGGCGTGGAATACTACGTCCCGCGTAATCCGGGTACGGGCGCGGCGGCGGCGCAAGTCACGGCGCTCGACGTGGGCATCGACAACGTGTTCCTGTCGAGCTACCGGACGCACGACACGCCCCCTGCACCCCTCTCGCTTCCAAATGCACTCAAGAACGCCGTCAACCAAAACCCCGTGTTCTTGTCGTTGTCACCGTTCTCTTATGAGGGCACCGAGCTACCTGACACGGACACGATCTCATTGACGGGTACGGCTCCGAATCAACTATTTCCGGGTTTCCTCGGTCTCACGAAGCGGCAACGCATCGAGTTTGGTTTCTCGGACCTGACGAGCGGCGCGCTCAACCCCGCAACTGGGGCCGTGGCGGGGATCTCCTTGGGAGCCGGAGGGACTATCTCCTTCGACGGCGATAAGGAAATCCCGGCGTTCACCACCGACGCGAAGGTCCGGGCATTCGTGCGTCGGCCTCTCGTAGTAGACGGCACGACCGGCTATCCGCTTCCGGCATCCCCCCTTACGGGTTTCGACATCTTGAACTCCGCCGCAGGCACGCCGAAGATTCTCTATCATTCGATGCTGGAAACTACCCTCGTCTCCCCTGAATACGGCAACGCGGCGAATACAAGCAACGCTGTCTACACCACGACGAAGGACCGCGAGGAGCGGTTCCTCGATGAGGTGTATCGGTATCCGCAGGATTGGGCCTCGTCGGGTGGGCTTCCAGCACCGACGCTCGCGAACCTAGTGGGTCCCGGCTTGCCCTCTGGATTGGGAGCAATCGACCTACCCGTGCGTCCTGCCGTGGGGTTCTGGGACGGGTACTACTTGTTGGGACGGAACGCGACCAGCCTCGACGCGGTGTCCCCTCCGGCTCCTTCAGCGATGCGACAGGAGCTTCAAGTCGCGGGTCTCCCGGAACGCAACCCTCCGTACACGGACGGGGTCGTATCCCCGTTCCCGTCGCGAGGCATCCTACTATTCCCGCAGGATGATTACTCGTCGGGCTATGACCCCATCGGTCCCGACTACAGCGCGGTGACTTCCCCGTTGGGGTATCGGGCGTACATCCGGGCGTTCAACGCTGGAGCGGCGAACGTCGGCAACACCTCCATCATCATTCGGGTGTGGGGAGTTGAGCTATCTGATTTCGCGTTCGCGGCGGGTCCGGGTCCGTTCGGTGGCGGTGACCTAGCCATCGCTATCAAGGTGCCCGGACTGACGACGTTTATGAACGCCGGTCGCGTAGACGGGGCGGGTCCGTCGAAGCAAGACCCTGCTATCGACGGCGCGGGATGCAGGGTCATCGGCCCCAACACCTTCGATGCGGTCGATCCGGGGAGCCAAATCACCTACTCACAGGTCGAGATCAACCTCGGCCCCCTCGCGCCCCTGTTCGTGAACACCAACGGCGATTGTCCGGTTCTCATCGGCGTCGTCCTACAAGACACGGCGGGGGCGCGGACCAACTACAACTGGAAGAACGTCCTCCCCACGACAGCGACGGCGGGTTGCCGAGGCATCGTCGGCCTTGATATGGTAATCCCGTGATCCGCGAAGCCCTACTATCTGAGATGGCAGGGCGGGTCGCGGCTCGTCATGAGATCCGCATCGCAGCGAAGCGGGCTTGCTTTTCAATCAACCGCACCGCCTCGGCCAACGGCCTCCTAGAGCGGTGCCTCGTCGCGATGGCAGAGGGCGCGCTAGTACCGGAGGACGGCTCCCCGGTACGGACGGCGGGGTTCGCCAACCTCGCCCGACGGCTCAAGCAGATGGCCGTGATGGTCGGGAAGTTCCCGAAGCTGTGGGAGCGCGTCAAGGAGTTCTTGGGCGTCGAGAGTCTCGCCGACCTCCCCGGTCGCATCACCGAGCTAGCCAAAGAAGGCTACAAAGCCCTCAAGCGCCTCATCGACAAGGCGTTCTCCGTGTGGCCTCTGAAGCTCTACACGCTCCCGGAGAGCAAGCTCTTTAGCTTGAACGCTCTCCTAGAGAAGATCGCTGACGCGAGCCCCGCGTTCAAGAATTTCCTTACTGATACCGTGAAGCCCCGCGTAGACCAGTTCGACGCATGGCTAAAGAAGTACCTCCCGGCTATCTCCAAGGTCGTGATGGTCGCGATTTACGTTTGGATCTGGCTCAACGTCGTCGAGTTTGAGTGGGATCTGAAGGGCATCATCGACGCCGCTACCGGCACGATCTCGCTTTCAGACTTGCTCACGAGCCTACCGGGGTCGATTCTCGGGGCGTTGATGAACTCGCTCGGCCTCGGGACGTTCACGCTCCTACCGGCGGCGTATGCCGTGCGGTTGGCGCTCGTTATCTCCCGCCGCTACGTCACTTGGACGGGGAGCGGGTTCTCGTTCGACGCTGAGAAGCTCCGGGAGGACTTCAAGTTCAGCCCTGCCGTTGAAGAGCTTATCCCCGCGAAAGTTTGAGACTATGGACGAACTAAGACTCCAGACGATGCGACTCGCCTATAAGAATCCGTCGCTCCGGTCGCGGTTGATTCCGTTGCTGAAAGCCGCCGCCGAAGAGAGTCTCGTTGACGCTCCCGACACGGTATCCGCAGGCATCGAGCGCCAGGTCCGGTCGAAGCTCGGTCCGCAGGCTCTGGGCTTGATCAACCTCTATCAACAAGTCCGTCTCATGCACGACGGAGCGCCCGGACCCGACGAAGGTCTCGCCCAGGCCTTCCGGACGGAGACAAAACTGTTTGCGCGGTCGATGATGCGAAAGCTCGACGGTCCGGTCGCCGCTCCCGCTGCTGAGACGCTCCTAAACCAGATTCAGAGCCTCAAGCCCCTCCTCCAGAAAGTCGAGCGGGGTTCCAGTACTGCCGTCTATCGGTTTCTCGGCCCACGTCTCGCCCAAGCAATCGCGGGCGCTCTCCAGGCCTCCGACATTGGAGTCGCGCTCCGACCTAGCCCGGACCAGGTCAAGTGGCCTATTCTAAAGATCACGAGCGCACCCGATCCGATCGGCGAGAAGACCTACTTCACTGAGGAAGAGATCGACCGACTGCCGGAAGCGGGTGCGGTAAACCAGCCTGGAAGCAAAGACAAGTTCGCTCTCAAAGCCCAAGCCGACGAGGCCCACGAGCAACAGCTCGACTGGCTAAACCGGGGCCGGGGTATCGACGCAGCTATCGGGGCTCAGGTCCTTCGCGGGGACCAGGGAGCTATTCCTGCGGATGACAAGGTCGATAGAACTCCTGATGGCAGATTCCAGACGAAGGACAAAGACGGGAGACCTCGTACCTTCAACTCCAAGGAGGAAGCTGACTTCTTCGCTGAGGGCGTTGGTAACGAGAAGCGCGCTGAGTATTTCAGCAACCTCCCTGAAGGACCGATTGTCCTAATCGGACCGAAGAAGGCGATTACGGGACGGGCCCAGGAGAAAGTAGACGCGAAGTACGGCGGGGACTGGTCGAAGCTCAAAGACTTCGTTCGCGCCTCCATCATCGTAGACCGGATCGACCAACTCGACGACCTGATGAAGAAGCTCCGGGCGTCTGGGCTAAAGCTCGCGGCGAAGCCTGATGACCGCTTCTCCAAACCGACCGAAGCTGGGTACCGAGACCTGTCGATGAACGTCGTGTACCCGAACGGTCACGTCGGTGAGCTCCAGATTCACCTCAAGCCGATGATCCAGGCGAAGGAGGGTTTCGGAGGCCACAAGCTCTACGAGAAGACCCGCAAGTTCTCAACCCAGGCTAAGAAAGAGGGTCGTTCGACGGTGACTCTTCAAGAGCAGATCCTCATCAATGACCTGAACGACAAGCAGAAACAGCTCTACGGCGCTGCCTGGAGAGAGATCCAGGGCGAAAAGGGCGCTCTCCGGAACTACGTCGAATCTGGGGGCATGGGAAAGCTATCTTTCGCCAGCCAGACCGTTCAGAACAAAGTCCAATACTTCCGGTATGACGGCGAGGCCGCTTACTGGGAGCGGGGGAAGTTCCCTATCGTGATCACCGACCGGGGGGAGCAGGTCGAATACAACCTCAAGAAATTCTTTACCAAAGCGATCAGCCTCACGAAGGATGAGTACGCGAAGCTCCGAAAGTCCCGCAACGCCAGCTCTTCTGGAGACTCTGACATGACCCTCCGTTCCAAGCTGATTCGTCTCGCCCACGAGAACCCGTCTCTCCGGGGGGAGATTCTTCCCCTGCTGAAGTCAGCTGCTTCCGGTCTGAGTCCAGAGGAGTTCCGTAACGCTTGGACAGCGTTGGAGAAGCTCGCTGATGAAGCCAGGCTCCCTAACCAAGTCAAAAGAAGACTCGATAGCTTCCTACACGGGAACCCGCAAATCGTTGAGCTACCTGACGGGCTCGACTCGCTTCTCAAGTACCTCCGAATCGAGGTTAGTTGGTCCAGTCAATGGGACCACGCGGTCTTGAGTTGGGTCTGGACCACACCTGACAACAAGCCCAACACTCGGGTCATCGGCGAGATCGGAAATCCCAGCCCTGGTCAATGGTACTGGAAGGTCGCCTCCGGCGGGGGATCTCGGTACGTCTGATCAGGCTATTCGCGGTACCCTGCCGTTGAAGAGCTTATCCCCGCGAAAGTGTAGGAGTACGCGACCATGACCCTCCGTTCCAATCTCATCCGCCTCGCCCACGCGAACCCGTCTCTCCGGAAAGACTTGCTCCCCCTTCTGAAGTCGGCGGGTAAGGGTCCGAACCAGAAAGACATCGAGTACGCGATTGTCGCGTTCGACGGGCTTTTCCACAGCGCGAAGATTCCGGGTGGTCTAGAAACTCGGTGGTTAGGAAACGGGAAGGACGTTGTCAACGGCGGGATTTTCGATCTCCCGGTTCCTAGAGGGTTTGAGTCCCTATTCAAGAGCATCTCAGTCGAAGTCCGATGGGTAAATCCGGAGTACGCCCGCGTGAGTTGGAAATACACCCACCCGAATGGCGGTCACAACGGATCCGAGATCGGCGAAATCGGGCGAGATCCGAAAAACGGAAAGTGGTACTGGAAGAACAACGCGCACGGGGGGCAAAGTTACGTTTGACCGTTACTCGCGGACCGCGTAGACGCGCCGCTCAGTAGGCTCCTTCGCGCCGCCGACCCAGAGGGGCGGGATCCACTTGAGGGTCCTGCCCCTTTCGCTTGCGACGATGACCTCACCCTCCCGCTTTCGGGGGCCGACGAGGAACGTGTGCCAATGGCCCCGGCGAACGTGCCCGGAGACCGTGCGACCGGACGACTCGGTGAGGTCATGCTCGCCGCCGACCTCTTGCTCGATGGTCGGGCCGACCCACACGAGGCGGCACTTGGTGAGGTCATCGAGCTTCCGCTTGGCGAGGCGAGCATCCTTCTTGTTGGGGTTCTTGAAGCCCGCGATCTTCTTTCGGAGGCGGGCGCGCTCGCTCTCGGTGGTTTCTGGGTCAGACAGGTCCGCGCCCGTCGAGTTCATGTAGAGGACCGTGTTGACGGCGATCCGCATGAGCTTCCGGGCCGTCTGACGCACGCGCTCGATGCGGTCCCTCGGGGAATTATCTAGCCCCATGCCGATGTCACTCGCCTCGGAAGCTCGGTTCGCCAAGAGCTTGTCGAGAGCCTTGTCGAGATTGATGCGCCGGAGCGCGTCCGGGTCTGCCGCGTGAACGGCCTCTAGCTCGTTCGCTACAGCGGCACTCTCGCTCTCGATGGTCGTGATGGTCTGGCGGACGTACTTGGGGTCGAGCGACTTCTCAAACGACTGTTCAAACGTCGTCTCAGAGTGGTGGTCGAGGTCGATCCTGAACCAAAACGTCGCGTCGTCCGTAGGGACGATGCTCTTCTCATTTGCCTCGGCCCAAGCGAGGACGCTGAGGGCGCTGACATCGCGGTGGGTCTCCATGACGACGTACATCCCGACGACGCGGTGCCACCCCGTCCGAGTGCCACCCCATAGTACGAGGTCTTCGCTCTCAGGCGTCGCGAGGTAGAAGCACGGATACGGGAGCCGCACCATGTCGAGCGGGACGTTGGCGAGGCTCGTGTTGGCGAAGGCCGCTTGCATCCGGGGGCCGACGCAGATGACTTGCTGGTGGTGAAGCTCATACAAGAGCATCGCCCGCGTCATCGTGTACGTCGTGCCGAAGAACTCGGCCATGTTCGCCATGCCGCATTCCTCGCCGGTCTCGTCGCGGATGATGGCGAGCTTGCGCTCCGGCGGGAACGCGAGGATCTGCCGGACCATGTCCATGTTCGGCGCGGTCCGCAGGAAATCGAAGTGGACCTTGGGCGGGGGGAGCTTGGAGGTCATACCCCTAGCTTACGCTTTCCGCGTTCTTTCCTATCGAAAGTAGAGAGGGTATGACCCCCGGCACGCACAAGCTCCCGCCGCTCCCCTACGAGTACAACGCGCTAGAGCCGTTCCTCAGCGAGAAGCTGATGCGGCTTCATCACGACAAGCACCACGCCGCTTACGTCGAGGGGCTCAACGAGGCCGAGCTAGCTCTCGCGGCGGCGCGGGACTCGGGCGACACCCTGCTCGTGCCCTATTGGGAGTCGCGTCGGGCGTTCAACGAGGGCGGGCACGTCCTGCACTCGATCTTCTGGCGGGGCATGACCCCGGTCGGAGGCGGGGGCGAGCCGGGGGGCCTCCTCGGGGCGCTCATCGAGCGCGACTTCGGCGGCTACGAGAAGTTCCGCGCTGAGTTCACCGCCGCCGCGAAGGGCGTCGAGGGCTCCGGGTGGGCGATGCTCTTCTGGAAGCGGGGGATGTCGGGCGACCACCTAGAGATCGCCGCCGTCCTCAACCACGAGAACCAAGCCCTGTGGCAAGGCGAGGTCGTGCTCGTCTGCGACGTATGGGAACACGCCTACTATCTGGACTACCTGAACGAGCGGGCCGAGTGGGTGGACGTGTTCCTCGACAACCTAGTTGATTGGGAACAGGCCGCTTCCCGTCTCCTCCGCCGCTAGTACGGGTATCCCGTCAAAGTAACGAGCCGGTGGGCGGTTTCTGTTGCTTCCCGTCCTTCACGCCCGACCGAAGCAGAGCAGCGTCAGGTCGAGCGACGGCTCTATTTAGAATCTGCTGCTTCTAGGGTATCCCAGATACCGTAGAGACCTAACGTAGTCATCGTATTGAGCATCTTCATATGCTGTTTCTTTCATTATGTCAATATACTCATTGATAGACTTATGACGATCCTCGAAGGGGAAATCCTTAAAGATTATTGGGTTGGGAACGTCAACAAATACATTAAACGCCGTCTGATCTAGTTCGTCTGCGGCGTCTCTGGCACTCACGCCGGTTTTCTCAGCGGCCTCAATGTATTTGAAAATGAGACTCTTGATGCGGGGGGCTTCCATCATAAAATTGATAGTGCCACTATTCATCCTCACGTTGAAAGGGTCTTTCCTCTTTTCATAGAGATACTGCATATATTCCCCGCTAATCCCCAACTCCCCGTCTTGGGTACGCGGGAGGTCATCAATTTCAGAATTTTCAAGAATCTCTAGCGACAAAGCTACCAAGTAGGGTTCCCAATCAGTCTTCCGAACCTCACCAAGGATTTGATTGAACAGGCGGTTTGCCTCTGGGTTATCGAGAAGCCACTTGTGAGGCTTACCGGCAACCCGAGAGGCGCTCTCCTTGAGCAGCGGCAAGAGGGCCGGACGGAGGTCGGGGCGGGAGTGGGCGAGCCGGATGATGCGGGACCGGAGGTCGGACATAACTTTGCCTTTCGATAAGGAAGATAACCCGCCCCTCGGAGCTACTTCAGCGGGCCGTTGCGAAGCCCGTCGCACTCGCACTCGCGTAGCACGATGTCCACGCCTCGCCCGGTCGCTAGGCACCGGGGGCACGGGACGTAATCGTACCTGTCCCGTGCCAACGCGAACCGCCAATACACCCGCTTCACGGCGAACGGTAGCGCCTGAGCCCCGATGAACCACACGCGGCAACACGCCGGGATCCCCGAGTGCTTCCCGCAAACCCAATCGTAGCGGGCGTACCTCAAAACAAGTCGAGGACCGTCGGCTCCTCGTCTCCTAGCTGGTTGCCGAAGCGGTCCCAACCCTCGGCGGGCGCTCCGCGAGCGAACATCTCTAGTCTCCGCACTGGACCGTAGAGGCGTCCGATGCGGGAGCGGACCTCAACCGGCTTCGCGCTGTGTTCCCCGCGAGGCGAGAACACCGTCTGCTGAACAGTCTCGTCTAATAGGGGCAGGGGCCTCCCCCTCGCCTCAGTCGAACCCGCGATGACTAGCTCGACTAGCGGCTTCACCACCGAAGGGCGCACGCCTTGGGCTCCGATGGGGGTTCCATCGCTCCGAGTCTTGACCCAGACGAAGGGCACCCCTCGGAAGTGGAACCCCCACGCCCGCAGTAGGTCGATAGCCGCGTCGAGGCGGGGGCACGTCGCCCACATGAAGACGACGGCTCGGTCGGCGCACTTGCGGCGGACGGGCAACGCCATCAACGCCGCGTCGTCCATGAGCGAGTAGTGCTTGCCCGCCGCCGCCATCTTGTCCTCGGCCCCGTAATAGAGCCACGGCGGATCCGTGTAGACGATCTGATATGAGGCGTCCGGCACCGCGCTGAAGTCGGCGTAGTCGGTCACGGAGTTCAGCGCATCTGGTGGGGTGCTCGTCGCCCTAGAGCAGCCCGCTTGCCGAGACCGTCAGCGGGGAAGCCGAGCATCGCCCCCCACGAGTAGAACATCTGCTCCCAAGTACCACGGCTTACCCGTTGGGCGAGCAGGCCCGATGCTACTTCTAGCTGGGGGCGCGAGGGCTTCGGTAGAGAGCCGCCCCAATCCGTGTACCCGAAGCGGTCATCGAAGAAGTGCTGCTTCTCGCACGCGAGCGCGAGGAGGTCATACACCCGCACCTCGGCAGTACGCGGATCCTCGACCCCCATCGCCCGGAGGAACGCCGCTTGGAACTTGTCCTCGTAAGTCTGCCACGCTGGTCCGACGACGCGCCGCACGGGAGAGATCACGTCCCCGACGTAGGCTTCGTGCCCGTCGTGCATGAACACGGCCCGGACGGTATCGCGGGGCTGGCCGTCAGCGGTAGCGAGGCTCGCCGCGAGAATCGAATGAGCGGCGACCGACCAATCGACTGCGCCGTTGTATCGGGCTTGCCGTGAGAGGTGGGTCGCTACGTCCCGCAACGAGAACACCCCCGGATCGAACTCCGGGGCGTCCGGGTCGAGGACGACCTTCCGGCCCGAAGCCGTGAGCGTCCAAGGCGTCAAGCTCGACCCGCCATCATCTTGCCGAGCGCCGTCTCGCCCTCGTCGGTACACGAGAACATCGACGGGTCCGCCGGATTGTGCGCGAGCAAACCACGCTTCACGAGCCGGTGGGCGAGCTTCTGGTCCTCGCCGAGCCACTCGGTGGGGCGCTTCTTCGGGGAGAGCATCAGGATACCAATCTCGACGGGCTTCAGGCTCACGGTCTATTCACTCCTTCGGTTTTCTAGGGGGTCGCGGGAATCTCGATGTCGGGTATCCCAACGATGCTGGTGGGAGAGCGAGTACGGGAGCTTTTGGCTCTACAGGGGCTTCTGGGGAGCCATGCACGGGGCACTCGGCGTTGTGGACGTAGCCGTACTTCTCGGCGTTGCCCCAATACCCGCGCCCGTAGTGGTTGTCCATCACCGGACAGGCGCAACCCTCGCGCTGAGCCTCCGGGCTTCCGGGTCGCAGACCGTACCGGAGGGGGTGCTCACTCATGGGAGAACGCCTCTTCGATGAAGACCCGACGGGACGCCTCGTCCGGGAGTAGCTGCTTGAAGATGCACCCGAACTTCTCGCCGAGGTAGCGGGCTTGGAAGTCCGGCACCCGGAACTGCGTCTCGCAATGCCGGTTCACCAAAGGGAACTCGATGCCCTGAGCGAGCATCCGCTCGCACATATTGATGAACTCGGCTTGCACGCCGCAGAACTCGATGAAGGCGTGGGGCACTCCGCCGTGGAACACCTCCCCGTAGAACCGCTGGTTGATGTCCCGCATCGAGCGGATCATCGCCCGCATCTCCCCAAGCGTGTACTGATGGCCGGGGAGCCGCGTATCGTCCGGTAGCTGGGCCACGTCGAGGTCGTCCATGATGTACGTTACGCCTTCGCGGTTTTCTTTATAGGGGCGCGAAGCTAGTAGGCTCGCCCGTGCGGCGGCGGGCACAACCCCAACGGCTACCGCCGTCGCTAGGTAGGAGAGAATCGAAATGTCTGACCTTCGTTCCAATCTGATTCGCGTAGCGAGCACCCTTCCGGCGGGCGACCCCGGTCGGAGCGACATCCTCCACGTCATTCGCGAGAACGACATTCGCCTCGCCTTCGGCAAGGCGGCGGCGTCCAAGCTCCCGACCCGCCTCGTCGCGGGCTACGACGGCTTCACGGACCAGATCCGCGAGCTGGCCGACACCGAAGCGAACGTCAAGCGCCTTCAGGCCGAGATCGACGCGCTCACAGGCGACCTCTCCAAGAAGCTGAAAGACGCCGAGAAGGGCTACAAGGACGCCGTCGAGGCGATCAAGGACGCCTACAAGGAGAACCTCTCGGCTCAGGGCAACGTCATCATCGAGCGCAAGACGAAGCTCGTTGAGGCGCAGGCCAAGCTCAAGGTCGTCGGCGTCAAGGGCACCCTCAACTCGATCCAAGAGGATATGCTCGCCGCCGTCACCGAGAAGTACGGCGCGGAAGTCGCCGCCTTCATCAAGGCGACGCAAGACGCCCTCCAAGAGCAACACCAAACGATGCGTATCTCGCTCGACGGCTTCGTGCTGGAGGCGCGCGAGGCGGCGGACAAGACGGCGGCGAGCAAGACCGCCCTCAGCTTCAACATCGTCGGCGTTCTCGCGAAGTTCCGCGACTACATCAAGAAGGGCTGGTCGAAGATCGTCGAGGTCGCGAAGGCGGCGACGGACGTGATCCTGGGCCGCTCGGCGAAGGTCGAGAAGGCGCACACCGAGTTCTTGAAGGCGCTCGGCTCCGTTTGATCCCGGCTCAACCTGAAACGACGAAGCCCCGGAGCCGCGAGGTTCCGGGGCTTCGTCGTTTAGCCGCCCGACACGGCGATCAGAATCAAGTCCGTAATCAGCGCCGGAAGCCCTCCCGCCGTGATGACGAGGCCCGCCGAGTACGCCTGAGGGCCGTCGGCGGGCTTGTTTCCAGCCCCGACGAGAGCTGAGACTACGCCATCGGTTCCCGAAGCCACGACAGGAAGGATCAGCGCGTCCGGGATCTCAAAGGACAGGGGGATGTTGATGTAGGACTGGATTCGGCGGACGAGTTCCTGGATCTCTTTCACGCGCTGCTCTAGGGCGCTGATGAAATCGAGGATCGTCCCAACGATTCCGGTCAGACCCGTATCGAGCGCCGCCGCGTATTCGCGGATCAGGTCTACCAGATCCGCGACGCTAGACAGTCCGAACGCCCCTACGCTCGCGAACGGCCTCCACAGGAGCCAGCTACCCGCTGGAGGGGTCGTTTGGGCGACGCCTGCGAGTTGGAGAACCGCCTGGGCGTCGTCGTAGATCTGATCCGGTACTACGTCCCGAACGAACCACAAGCCCGCCCCGTCCGTAAGCAGCGGAGCCGACTCTGAGACGTTCAGAATCGAAGAGCCCCCGAAAGTACCGTTCTGGTACTTCTCGTTCAGGCTCAGGAACCGGGCTGTTTGAATCGAATCGGCTTCGGGTAGAAGATTCGGCAGAGCCAAGACCCCCAACTCGTTGAAAAACACATCGTCGATGGGGAGATCCGCGAGAGATCGGGCGTTCTTTGCTACAATAGGGGGAACCAAGTACGGATCCTCGGCTTCGGTTTCGGTTCCCTGGGCGAGTACGTCGTTCAGACCCCACCCGAGAAGCGGGTTCCCGGAGACACCCTCTACGTCAGAGGTGTTCCACTTGAAGTTGACGAGCCGGTCTAGCCGGGGGCGGAGGTTCGCGAGGAGCGACGGGGGGAGGTTCCCTTGGGACTCAACGAGCGTAGCCGCCAGCGCGGATACTCGACTCCGAAGCCCCGAAGAAAAAGCAATAGGGGGCTCCGGGGTAACGAAGTACCGGCGGACGTTCTCGATGACCGTGGGAATGAGATTCTGAGCTACTGGCTCCAGACCCGTAGGTACATACGGGCTCGCCGTCCCCGAAGAAGAGGCGCTAGCGACTGAAGTTTCAGTGCCCGTCGCCTCTGCGATCTGAGGAACAAGGTCCGACCGGCTCAGGAGCGTGAGCGTGATCGCGGCCTGGAGGCCGAGCATGTAGGCGTCGGTCGCCTCCGTCGGAATCATAGCCGTGGCAATGTTCGACGGGAGCCCCCGCGAAGCCAGCGTCACGGTCCGGTCGCTGACGGAAGCGACCGGGGAGAGAACGTCCGTTCCGGGGTTCCGGTACGGGACGACGTTCCACTTGTAGTCGGAGGGGCTTTGGACGGTGTTATTGACCGCGTAGACGCGGATCCAGACCTGAGTCGGGGGCGCGGCTCCGTCAATGTTCACGGAGCCGTCTGAGGGGTTCACCTCTGCTTTGAGGGGCAGCTCTCCGAAGGGAATATTGATCGAGAAGGTTCCGCCGATCCAGGACTGGCCGAGCACGGCGTTTGGGCTCACCCCCGAACCAATGTAGAAGGTGCGCTGGTTGTAGTAGCGTCCGTCGTCCCGAACGGAAATCGGGTTCTGCTTGATGAAGTTCGTCGAGGTCGGGCTCGTCAAGAAGAAAACCGGCCTCGCCCCGTCGCGAATCGCCCCGTCCGAGTCGAAGCAATCCGACCAGAGCGAGCCCTCGGCGAGCTGAACCGAGTCGGCTCCGCCGAAAATCTGCACGGGCGCTCCCGTCAAACCATCGAGGTAGAGCCCCGTCGTGTATCGAGCTGTGCCGTCGCTCTCGTCTCCGCCCGTCGAAGAGGCGACCGGCGCGTACCAGCCTAGATACAAGCCCTGCTCAAAGCACGAGACTTCGATCAGGAACCCGTCCGGCGGTACCGCCGGGGAGCTAGTCGGATTCGCCGTCGGGGAGGGGGCGATGTTCCACTGGAGGTAGACGCTGTCTCGTCCGGCGAGTTGCGAAATCCCGAGCAGTAGGTTCGCCGTCCCTTGGCCTGGAGTGAGTCGCGAGTTGGCGTTCGCGTAAGCCGGGGTGAGCCCGACGGGTAGCGGGAGCGAGCTAGCGACGGGGTTCTGACCCAGGAGCCGAGCGAAGCCGTTGATGAGGTCTTGGAAGATCCCGAAGCGGCTCGTATCGAGGAGGCCCGTGATGAACGTCGGATCGAGCCCCGCGTAGAAAAACAGGGCCACGACCGTGTTCGACGGCGAGAAATCCGGGCGGGTCAGGTCTGCCCGATTCGTCAGGCGCGAGATCATCCGCCGTTCGTAGGCGGGATAACCGCCTTTGATCCCGGCGAAGCTCGTGTCCTGAACGATGGCGTTGATGTCGGAGTTGAAGTAGATACCGACTCGTCTGAAGTCGAGCAGCAGATTCTGGAGGAGCGCGATCAGCTCCTGGATGATCTGACGGATCGGGTTTAGGAGTCCCGCGACAAACGACTTGACGACGTTCATCACGGCCAACGCCAGATCGAGCGCCACGATGGCGATCTGGAACAGTCCGTTCACCCCGTCTACGAAGTCCCGTAGACCAGGAACCTCAAAGCGGAGTTGTATTCCGCCCCATTCGCCTACCGCCATTACCGGCCTCCGCCTCTCTTCAGGCGAGCGATCTGCTCGTGAAGCTCCTGGATTTGCTTCTGGTCCTGGGCGACCTGGGCCTGGAGAAGCTCTGATACCTTCAGGAACATCTCGCGTTGTTTCTTCAGGACGGGGAGATTCGTGAGGTCGGCCTTGCGCCCCTGTACCCAAGCGGGGTTGTCCGGGTCGAGGCCGAGAGCCCGGAGCTTCGCTTTCGCTTCTTCTAGCGTGTCGGTCATCGGACTTGGGTTCCCTTCACCGCCGTGAGGAGGCGCTTTTGCTCAACGATGCGCCGGGATAGCTCCCGGTCAAACCGCCGGATAGCCTCTAGAGTACCCGAGACTCGGTCGGCACGGAGCGTAAGCCACGCCCACCGGGAGTCTCGGAGCTTGTCGCTTTGGTTGAGAACTTCCTCGATGCGGTCGGGGAGCACGGGGCGTCCCTCGTCGTTTGCGAAGTCTGCATACGGAGGTGTTAGCGGGGGAGAGTACGGGGGCGTGAGCGTGTCGAGCCGGAAGTCGAGCCCCCAGAACCGCCGGTCGAGGATCGACAAGGCATCGCTCGTGTTCGTGTACGGGCTCACGTCTACTAGGCCCGCGATAGTCGCGATGTAGGCGTCGAACAGCACCCCGAGCCCCAAGAGCGGATCGGTCGGGTCGCCGAGGTCGGTGATATGCCGGTCCCTTTGGAACACGAAGTAGGTGCCCGACTTCCCCGATTCAAAGAGCGTCCTGAGTTCGTCCATCCACGAGAGCAACCTCTCCCGCGTAGACAGGATTAGCTCCAACGCCTCGTCACTCAAGAAAGGCGAGGGCCGAATCACTCGGTAGGAGAACGGAGCGACGCTGAACCAGTTGCCCCGGAACGAGTTGGACCCGTTGCAAAACGCCGTCGGTCGGAGGTCGATCTGACCTTCCAAGCCGTTGCCCGCCCCCGACAAGCTAGACCCGTGAACCGTCGGGTAGACCGCGTAGGAGGCGTCGTACACGACATCCGGGTCGGGCCTCATGCTCGCGAGCGCACCGCCGAGGGGTTCTACTTCTAGCACGGCGACGTTGACCGTCTTGATGCGGTAGAAGCCCCGGTTGTCATCGAGTTGCGACGGCCCGCCCGGATTGTACGGAGCGCCCGGACCCCGGTCGATAACGCTTTGGTCCCCGAAGGGTTGTCGCCCGAACTCCGAGGGGGTCGGCGAACCCGTTGGGCCACGGAGCTTCCCGGCGGGGTCGATGACAAGAAGATCCCCGACTTGCACGCCTTCCTTCGCGAAGTTGGTCGAGGGGACGGTGTCCGTGAGCTTGTTGATGCTCTGGTCGTAGGCGACCTGAAGATTGGGATCCGAGACGTAATCTACCTTGCCGCCTTGCTGCGTAACGAGGTTCGCTTTCCGGTCGAGAACCCGAACGTCGGTCGCGAGGTCGAGTAGCTCCTCGCACGATTGCTCGTGGGGAACCGGCGCTTTGCGGAGGTACACCTCAAAGCGCGTACCGGGAACGACCGCCGCGAGAGCCTTGCGCGAGAGCCGGAGCGTGAACCCGTCGGTTTCGACCGAGAGCACGTCCATCTCCGCGAAGGGCAGGCCGTCCGCTCCCAAGAACCTCACCGTGTCGCCGCCGTTCACGTTCAAGAGCGGCAGGGTGAAGTCCCCAAGCTGAGTCGCCGTACCGCCGGGGAAGGGCGAGGGGAACCGCGCCGTGTCTACGGGCTCCGCGACGAGAAGGCTCGCCGACCCCGAAGTCGTGAAGCTCGCGACGATGCCCCGCCGGATCTCATAGACGAACCTCAGCGCCCGGAGCGAGTCGGCGGCAATCCCAAGTAGGTCGTGGAACCGTCGGATGCGCCGGACTTCGATCTGGGCTAGCTCCAAGAAACTCACGCCCGGACCCGGAAGCGTAGTCGCGTAGCTCGTGTAGCTGCGAGCCCCGATCTCGTTAGCCGCGAGCGAGTTGGCCGCGTCTACTACGTTGACCCGAGGAGCCCCGAGGTTGTTGCCCGACACCGGGAACGAGGGCTCCACGAACAGGCCCGCTTGCGCGTGATATTGAAGGTCGAACGAATCTCCGGGGAACAAGCACGCGGGACCGCCGCCGTGTAGCGCCGCCCACGGGAATCCCGAGAGGTCGAGCACGCCCGGAATCTCCCGGTACACGGGAGCCTCCAACGGGAGGAAGCTCGTCGATGGCTGAATCGTCTTCTGGTAGACGCCGAGTTCACCGGGAGCCGGGAGAACCCCGACGATAGTCCCGAGGCCCGCGTCGAACGTCGAGGGGGCTCCGCCGTTGTAGCTGGCGCTCACCGCCCGGAATCCGAAGTAGTAGCGGTTGGCTAGAGGGACGAACGGGTCGGGGGCCGTCACTCCCGGCAAGTTGGGAGGCACGCCCACCCCCGACGGAGCTACGGGCACCGCGACCATGCCCGAGATTTTCTTCCCCACGGTCGCTGAGGCGACGAAAGCCGCGAGGGAGATCGCACCCCCGATCCCGTCTTGGAAGCCGGAGAGGGTGAGGAACCTGTTGTTGGGGCCGTCGAGCGAGGCGTAAGCCGCCGACACGGCGCTCCCCGCGACGGTTACGTCTGACTCGTTCAGCAGGACATAGACCCGCCCCGAGGCCGGGAACGCGAACGGCGCTACTACGGGAGCGCCCGTCACGTCGCTCACCGGGGCGACCGGCAAGAGGCTAGACGCCTCCAGATATACGCCGCCGGGGTCTACTTCGATAAGCGTCGGGAACTCGAAATCCAACCACGCTCCCGCCGAACCGACCGAGGCCGTGAGGTCAAGCCGGTGGCCCGGAGGGGTAGCCGGAGTCGCTTCGACCGCCGCCCGAACGAGATAGGTGCCGACCTTGCCGCTGGAGATGTCCGTGCCCGGAGGAGCGATGGCCGGATCGACTTGACCCCGGATAACGGCGATGTCTCCGGGTTGAATCTCTGCGACGCCTCCGGTGAAGGGTGATCCCGCCACGACGAAGTAGTTGTCTTGGATGAACTGATACTCGCCCGCTCCCGGAGTCTGAGAAACGAAAGCGAACCCGTTGAAAATCGGGCCGGTTTCGCTTTGACGGGAGCTAGCCGCTGCTGAGAAGGTGATGCCCGTCGCCTCAATCGGTACGTTGCCACGGCCCTCAAAGCCCGACACCCGGATCGCGCCCAGACCCCCCGGCGAGGGTGCGGGCGAGAACGTCCCTACGCCGTTTAGTGAGGGGGCGATCCAAGAGCGCGCCGGGAACGTGAACGGCAACCCCGCATTGATCGCAGCGTTCGCATTGAACGTAACCCCGACCGAGATGGGAGCCGGATTGTAGACGGTAGCCGCATGACTGATGATAAACAGTCCGCACTCCATCAACGCGCCGGGAGCGCCCGCCGGATGCGTGAACCCCCGAGGAAGCGCTGACCGGAAATCAATGTGGTCGCGCCAAGTAAGCCGGTCCACGTCGATGGACGCCGTGTAGCCGCCGTCCACGAGGGCGCTCACGGCAAAGTCATGGAACCCCGGAGTCTCCGTCACGCCGGGAGCCGGGATCACCGACCCATATGGGGTGAAGTCAAACCACGGCGCGGCGGTAACGACCACCACCCGATCCGTCAGAAGGTAGAACCCGCTAGCGTTCACCGCCACGGGAGGTCCGCCAATATCCACGGTAAACACGCCCGCGAGGATCGACGTGCCCGGACCCGACCCGCCCCCGGTCTTGTCGATCACGGTCGAGAACGGGTAGGTGCCCGTCGCCTTGTCGATGAGCGAGAAGGCGAACGCGGTGCCCTTGCCTGCCCACCCGACTACATCGTTCCAACCGCCGACCGGAGCCGGAAGCACACCGCCGCCCGCGCCGTCGTCGAAGACGATGTTGCCCGCCGGAATCGACGAGAGGATGAACTCGGTCGTGACGACCGGACCGACGACTGTTTCCCGAACGACGACGCCGCTCGCGTAAGCGGGGTAGTCCACCCACGCTTGAGCGTTCAAGATGGCGTAGTCAATGCGCGTGTTCTCGCTCATGGGCGAGGCGAACCGAGGGGGCTCGATCTGACTGAGGGGAGCGCCCGGAGCGAGCAGCCCGCCGACCGTGTGGATGCCGGTCGATCCCGCCGGGAATCCCGCCGGACCGGGAGTACCCGTGCCCTCTTGGATGAACACGAGGTCGAACGGCGCGAGGTCGCCTACGCCCGCGTGACCCGGAGGCGGGGGGTACGCGCCTGACGAGGTAGCCCGAAGCAAGTCCTCGCTCGTCAAGAGCGCCGACGGGTCAATGGACACCTTCACTCCGCCGTCCGCGCCGAGCGTCTCGTCCGGGTAAACCGCTTCCGTGACGTAAGCGGGAGCGACCCCCGGAGGAGTTGCCGGAGGAGGGTCCGGGCTATCCGAACGGGTGAGGTCGATGAGCGCCGCCGCTGCCGTTCCGAGAAGCTCTAGCTCCGAGACGGGCGACCCGTAGTAGGGGAGCGAGTAGTCGCCCGAGTCGAGGCGGGTACCGCCGTCGAGGGCGGGGATCTTCACCGGGAGCCGGTCGCCGTTTTGGAAGCTGACCCGAGCCTCTAGCGTCGAAAGCGGGGCGGGGGGGCGTTGGCCGGTGGTCTCTTTCAAGCCAAAGAGCGTCGGGTCATCGAACGACGGAAGCGTCGCGTCGATTAGCTCGCCGGTACGCGAGTTGAAGTTGAGGTCGGTGCCCGTCCGGTACTCCGGGAGCGCCGCCGAGAGCGCCCCTACCTCTGAGATAGTCGGCGGGTCCGACACGACGAAGTTCTGACCTGTCCGAGGCACCACAAAGACGGTATCGCCCCGTTGAGGGTCGATGGGCGTACCCGATGCCGGAGCCGAGAGCGCGACCAACCGGGAGGGGTTGGCGATGGGAGCGCCCGTCTCGTCCGCGAGCGTGATGAGGCACCCGCTCAAAACCGAGTTGACGAACACCCCGCCGTAGCGGGTCACCGGAGGGATGCCTACCGGAAAGGAGATACCCGAATCTCCGAGTTGGGTGAAGCTCCCGTCGGGTACTCCGAGCGCGAGTTGGTCACCTACTCCGAACGGGGGCGTGTGAAGCTCCGGGTCGCCGGTCGCGAGGTCGTTGAGCCCCGTAGGCGTTGGCGTGAGGCTCTGGGAAGCAAGCTGCGAAATGTCCGGCAATCCCGTGTTTGACAACAGCGGGAAGTCCGCGAGGGGCAAGGGCGTCGCGATGAAGCACGGCAATCCCGCGCTCGCCGGATCTACGTCGGGGAAGCCCGTAGGAGAGTAGGCCCACACCCTCGCCCGAGCGAGCCGGTCCCGAGCCGCTACGCCGAGGACGTTCTGGACCGTCCCGAGGACGGGATTCTCCAACGTGCCGATGGCCGTGCCCGTTGTAGAGCGGACCGAGAACGGGAACCCGTAGAGGAACCCGAGCGGGTCGAAGCCGAGCTTGCCCGCCGAGTATACACCGGGAGCCCCCGTCGCCTCATCGAAGTCGAGGCCCGGAGCCGTCGTCGTAAACGCCGTCGTGCGCTCCGGGAACACCCGCGAGTACGGGTTGGCTTGACTCAGGTCCGCGTAGTTGCCGAAGGCCCGGACCTTGAACCAAATGAAGCCCGCGAGCGTGCGTTCGACGCGCCCCCGCGACACGAGCACGACATCGTCGAGGTCGTTCTGGATAAGCGTCGCCTGAAAATCCATCAACCTACCGAACGAAGCCGAGTCTTGGACGGGGCCTTGCGGTCGCCCGTTCCCGTCGAGCACCGTTTGGCGGGGGCTGAGAATCGGATCCGTGCGAAGGAGCCGGATGACCGGGAGCCCGCGCCGAGCCGCATCGAACGCCCCGAACCACAAGATACGGGGATTGATCGCGCCCGTGATCTCGTCCTCGTAGCCGGGAGGGGTCCAAGGATCCCGCTTTCCGAACCGGAGGCGGATCTTGCCGTCGCGCTCGCCGATGAGTTGGCCGTTGAAGGTCTCTTCGATCTGCTCAAAGGCCGAGACAACCGCGTTGTAGAACCCGAGGAACGCCCGCGCTACACGGTCGCGGTCCACGAGGTTCATGCGCTCTGATACTAGGCCGACCCGTCCCTTGGAGGAGGCGTCCTTGTTAGCGCCCGAGGAGATCGTCGGACCGAAGGAGGGCTCCTGCGCCGTCGCCGCCTTCTGAAGCTCTAGGGAGACTTCCCCGGCGAACGCCTGGAACGGAACCGCCCGAGCGTAGAACGCATCCGGCGACTCGAAAGTGTAGGTCGCCTGGAGGATGCCCCCGGCCCGACCGTTCTTGGAAGAGGGGGCTTCTAGGTAGCCGAAACTCGCTGCCGCCCGAGGGTACTGGACCTGACCCCGGTACGCGAAGGGCGCAATCGACACCGTGTCGGTCCGGTAGAACTCTAGGCTCTGGAGCGAGGAGATCCCTGACTGACGGGGCTGTAGGAACGAGATACTCCCGTTTGAGGAGTTGAGGTTGTAGTCGGCCCCCGGCGCGAGAACCCGACCAGGAAGCTCGTTCCCTGAAGAGTCCTTCTCGCCGTAGAAAACGACCTCCACGCCCTCTTCCGGGAGGTACTTGCCCGTGCCGACGAAGGCGGTCGCGCCGTCCGGGTAGACGGGGCGGACGCTGATTCGGACCGCGCTATTCGGCAGCGACGCCGACCAGGAGAACTTCGTCGGGAAGGGGGATCCGAGCGTGAGGGTCGTGACCCGACCGTCGCTGGATAGATCTGCTTTTACGATCAGGAACGGGTACCCGAGCAGCTCGATGAGATGGCCCGCGACTGCGTACTCGGTCAGGTCGCCCTCAAACTTGATCTCGATCTGATTAGCGACTACGGGCTCAAACCGAGGCGTCGAGGCAAGCCCGAACGCCGTTGTCATCTCGACAAAGAACCCCCCGTCTACCGGCCCCGATACTGGCGTAGGCGCGGGGCCGAACGGGTCGATTACTGAGACGACAGCCCGATCCGTCAACAAGGACAGCGCGTTCGCCCCCGTGTCGAGCGACCCCGCCGTAAACCGAGGCGCAGGGAACACCGTCACGATGGTCGCGTCCTGAGCGGCATCGTAGGCGAACGCCCGGAGGTACGTCACGAACGCCCCAAGCCGGAACAACCTACCGACTTCTAGGTCGGCGCTCCTGTCGCCCTCCAAAGCAAACTGCGTAGCCCCGGCATCGATCCGAAGCGGCGGTCGCCACACCGGAGGGATACTCGCCGTGTACGCCGTCTCGCCACCGAACGCCTCGTAGACTGCGTAGCTGATCGTGACCTTCGCGGTACTGGGGACCTGCCCGACGAAGCTGATCTGATTCGTCGAGAAGTCCACCGCGCACGTCGGCGGAACCCCGTAAGTGTGCTGGAAGGCGTCCTCGTAAACGACGGGGCTGACGAGCTGGTCTACCGTGCGGCCTGTCGGGTTGAACGAGTAGACCTGGGACGAGACGCGGGTAGCTACCTCTGCCCGAACGTAAACCGGGAGGAACTCCCGGACCCGAACGGGTTGGCCCGCCGAGTCGAGGTAAAGCTCGCCCGTATTCGGCACCGCCCGGAAGTAGACCGCCTCGACTAGTTGGCCTTCGCGAACGGGATTCGCGATGAACGTGAACGCCCCGAGCACGGGGTTGACCGCCATGTCGGTCGTACCCTCGCAAGAAAGCTGCTCGACGTAGTAGACGGGCTCCCCGGCGTAGGTCGTGAGGTCTGCCTGTGCCAAATAGACCGAGCCCGTGTTGGGATCGATCTCAGCTTCGCCCGAGGCGAGACTCGCCGGAGGGAGCCCCTTCTCGACGTAGGTGACGCTCGACCCACCGAGGTTCGCGAACACCGAGCTTCCGAACCGGAGCAGCCCCGGCGTCAGGGTCGTCCCGTCGAGGTACTCGACGTTGGTTCCGGGGTCCGGCGAGAACGCCGCAACCGGCAAGAGGTCTACGCCGTTCGTGAACTCGACCGTGCCGACGAGCACCGAGAACGAACCCGTCGTGAACCGCGCCCCCGCCGAAGGCACCGCGAGCACGTCATTGGCGAGGCCCCCGAGGACGCTCGACCCGAGCACCGTAAGCGGAAGGTCCGCCCCCGTCTGGTTGAACCTCGCGAAGATGGGCCGACCGCGCTCGATGCTCTTGGCCGAGTCGGCGGGAGCGAGCGTACCCCCGGCGACACCGAGCTTCGTGAGTACCCGGATCTCAAACGGCTCGACGGGCAACGGGTTGAACGTCTCGTAGACGACATCCGCAACGACCGCCGGATTGATCGTATCCGGGGCTACCCCCTCGCGCACGAGGTAGCTTTGGACTTGGCCCCCGTCGCCCGCCGGGAAGTCCGGGCTGACCTGAACCTGGGTCGGCGAAATCGCCTTCTCGATTCGGTAGTAGCCCGCCGCGTCGCCCTTGAGAATCTGGAGGACGTACCCCGGCGTGACCGAGGCGAAGGGCGCACTAGAGTCCGTAAGGGTATCCGACCCCGCCGAGAACGTGCCCCGGTACCCGAGGAAGCGGACGGGATTGACCCGCTCGATGACGAAGGCTTCGCCGGTCGCTCCGCCGTTCGCTAGGTAGAGCCCGTCGCCTGGATCTTCGTAGACGAACGGCCCGCCCCGCGTCGAAATCCGGAAGTACCCCCCGAGCGGAGCCAGGAACGTCTCCTCGTAGACGCCGCTCGCCCCGAGGTTGATCGACGCGAGGGGCGACTCGACGATGCCCTGGAAGTTGCGAGAGCCGAGCCAAGCGAACTTGCTCTGCTCAAACAGGTACCGGACTTCTTTCCAGGGATTCAGGTTCTTCCTGAACGTCGGGGAGACGCCCGGAGCACCCGCCGACGACAACGCAAAGAACAATCCCTCGTCGTAGCCCGCAAGGTCTTCCCGAGGCGGGAAGTCCAGAAACTGAAACGGCGTCTCAGAGACGCTGTCCGTGAGTACCTGATCCTCCAGACGGTAAGTATCCCGGTAGTCGGGAACGTCCTGGCTCGCGTCGAGGTTGCGGGGCGAGCGGTAGAAGCCGAACTCCCCGCCGTAGTCCGGGAGCCAGTTCACGTCTGACGATGAGGTATCCCCCGGAGGCGAAGCGAGCCATCCCGGAAGGAACCCGAGCGCGCGGCTCCCGGAAGGCGTCGAGAAGCCGATTGCGACCGAACCCGTAACCGAGTCGTCGTCTGCGATTACCACGCGCCCGGAGAGCACATAGGCGCTGCCCGGAGCCGCCGCTGAGGTGATCGCCGCGTCGAGGCTCGCCGCTACGTCTACTGCCGTGTAGGTGCCCGCCCCGAGCGACGAGGCGAACCACGTCACGTCTACGCCGCCGACCCGGAAGAGCAGGGACTCGGACCCCTCAAGGGTGAAAGTATCCCGCACCCTCGAAACGAGCCGAGCCTGTACCGCGTAGCTGGCGGGAACGAACTCTGCCTGCTTGAAGTAGAGAGGCTTGCCCTTGAGTTGCTTTCCGACAGCGCTGCCGAAGACGACCTTGGAGCCTAGCAAGCCGCGCTTCTCTAGGGCAACGTAAGCCGTCGAGCCGGGAATCCGGTACGGGTCCGTCGGTAACTCGTCCTCAAAGGCGACCGTGCGGATCGTCTCGACCGCCCGACCCCGCGTAAACAGCGTTGCGTCGCCGAGGCCCGAGGACAAAACCCGAACCGCCCCCGAGTCGCCCGGACGAGGGGCGATAGGGAAAGCGCCGTCCGGGACGTTTCCCGTCGCGTCTGGGACGTTGAGGATACCCGAGCCGCCGACTCCGAGAAGCCCGTCAGAGTCCGGGATGAACACCTCGCCCGACGGGTCGTAACTCACGACGGGAGCCCCCGCCCCGTCCACGAGAAGCGTCGGAGCCCGGAGGGGCTGCGGATAGAAGCTCCCCGTTACCCCGTCATAGCGAACGAGTGCTCCGAGCCATAGCTTATCGAAGCCCGCATTAGGCACCGCCCGCGTACCGGGGTCAGCTTTAGTGATGTCTGCCGGGGAGAGCCGGATCCGGCCCGTCGAGAGAGCGAACCCGACCTCGCCCTCATTGATGACTGACAGGGCGAGAAGCTGAGCCTCCGTGTCGCAGGCGATGACCGTAAGAGGCTCGCGGTTGCCGAGCCGGATGATGGGCCGCTCACCGGGACCGGGAACCGGCGCGATGAACAACGGCTCCGTCTTGGCCGCGAGCAGCTCGCCGACGATGCCCGGAGATTTCTCCTCATAGACAGCGGGCGAGTACCAAACCGTCAGCCCCGCGTAGCTAGAAACCAGCGCCGGGTTCCAGGTCGCTTCTCCCGTCGATACGTTCACGACGCCCGCCAGCGGGGGCGCTACGCTCGCGAAGTCGTAGCTTGCGTTGGCGAGGTCGTCCGGGACCACGAGCAGGCCCGTGAAGTCTCCCACGCCCCGCTCGACCACGGGATAGGCGTTCTCGTCCGGTAGGGCTCCGAGACGGACCGCCGCGTAGACGCTCCCCTCGCCGCCGGGGAGGTAACTACCGACCGGGGTAGAGGGGCGGGGGGAGAGCTTGTATCCGGAGCCCGAGTCCGAGGAGAGGGGGCCGAGGTTCTTTACCGAGCCGCCCCGGAGCGGGAGCCACTTCGACTTCGCCCCGTCCCAAGCGAACCGCGTCGAGTAGCGGTCGTTTTTCGTCCACCAGAACCGCGTCTCCGCGAGGTAGTAACTCACCCCCACGACACGGTCCCCGCGCTCGCTAGACGCGCCCGGAAGGGTTGGGTCTACGGGCTGAGTAGCCGCGACGACCGCCGCCGTCGGAAGGAGAGTCAGCACCCCCGAGGGCGCGTAGACGAAATCCGTCCCGGCGAGGAGCGTGTACCGAGTCTGAGAGGAATCCCCTCCCCGAATGAACGTCAGCGAGAGCACCCCGGCGATGTCCCGCCCGCCATCGTCGGTCACGACAATCCGAGGCGAGGCGTCGGCTACTTCGCCCGAGGTACGGCTCGCGTCGAGAACCGCTACCGTTCCCGAGGTCAGGGCTCCCGAGCCGGTATCCACGACCCAGGACGGATCTTCGACGGTCAGGATAGAGCCCGTGTTCGCGGCCCAGACGAGGTATTCCTCCTGGAACTCGCCCCCCTCTAGAATCGCCGCGCGATACTGATCGGCCCGAACTGCGACGAGCTGATTCGGGGCCACTCCCGGAAACGGAGACGGGAGCGGGAGGCTGGATAGCTCCTTCGACACCCCGGAGTCTGCCGGAGCCGACGTAGCGGCGTTCGTCGGCGAAGTCCGGGCACCGACGAGAACCCACCCGTTGAAGTAATCGCTCATGTACCTAGAGGATCGCGTTAGACGATAACCGAAACGGTCGTCCCGACCGAGGAAGCCGGTCCGAGCGGTCCCGCTGGGGTAACGATACCTGTTCCGGGGAGCGTTATCCCTGTAGAGAAGAATGTAGAGATACCCGAGGCCAACGCCGAATACAGAACGGGGTTAGAGGCCCCGGAGCCCCCGAGTACCGCCGCGAGAGCCGAGTGGGCGCTCTGGAGAGCCGTGATCAGGGTCGCGGTATTCGCTGAGGCAACGAGCGAAATATCCGTGCCCTGAGCGACGCCCGCTGAGACGCCCTGGTATTGGAGTGACCCGCTCAACGACGAAGTCAGACCCAGCGTCAACGCGCTACCGAGCCGGGAGACCGTCGTGCCCGCGAGCCCCGCTCCCTGGATCGCCGAGGTAATCAAAGCCGGGTCCGCGTTGAACTGCATGAACCCGAGCACGGTCCCCGCCCCGACGACGCCGGTAGAAACTCCCTGGACCACGACGTTGCCCGGAACAACCGCCCACGTCGCTACCGCGTTACCGATGGCGTCGCACAAGAGGGGCCAAGTATTCCCTCCGGGGAAGCTCGCCGCCCCACGAATCGCCGACGAGATTGCCGTAGCCGGAACCATCACGCTAACCGGCGCAAAGGCGGGGAAACGCCCCCGCCTCATTCATCGTTGAACCCCAAGAGGTCGTCTAGGCTGGAGGGAGTCCCGGCTTCCGGGGAGGGCTTCGCGACCGGGGCTTCCTCGTCCCACGGGTTGGCGATACCGCCCTTGGCCCGGAGGGCGTGATGCTCGATGCGTTGGCGAGCGATCTCTAGGTACTCGTCGGATTGCTCGATGCCGATGAAGTTGAACCCCTCGTACATCGCCGCGCAACCCGTACTACCGCTGCCCATGAACGGGTCGAGTACCGTCCCGTCCGGTTGGGTAACTAGCCTCGCAAGCCAGCGCATGAGGGCGATGGGCTTAACGGTGGGGTGAAAGTTCGACGCGGTGCGCCCGCCCCGGTTGCGGGGGTTGTTCGCGCCGGGGGCGTCGGGGTCCCTCGACTCATCTACTTGGCGCGAGGAGCTACCCGTGACGCCCGCGTCGCGCTCCGAGCGGTTCGCCTTCGCCATGTACCGGAACGGGGCCTCCTCTGCCGTGTAGCTGAACTGCGAGAAGAATCGGGACGCGCCCCCGCTGTCTCCGTAAAGTGTACCCGCATCTTCGTTTTGCCGCAGCGATCCGTCCGCGTTTCCACTAAGCGCAAATCCGGTCGCCGCACCCGTCGAAGATCGGCGGCGATGACCGCTGATCACGGCCTTTCCGCTCGTCAGCGTGCCCGTCTGCTCGTCGAGTGCCCTCACGGCGCACCCGTCGGCGCACTCCCACACGGGGACTTCTTCTTCACCGCCGCCGACGGACTCGTAAGGGTGTCCCGCCCCGTCGCCAAACGGCTTCATGCCGTCGGTGAAGCGGTTGATGACCGGGGCTTCAACCGTCTTTGTGCCGATTTGCTTACAGTCGGGAGTGTGAACGAGGACGATATTGGCGGGCCAGCGGCCCGAAGGCTGTTGAAAATCACCAGCCCCTCCGTGCTTGTATCGCCAGTTTTCCGTTCCGTCGTGACGCCCTTTACGTCCCGGCGAAGGATGATCGTGATACGGCATAGTCGCCGCGTCGGGGCAGTTTGGATCGATGCACTGGTACGAATCCCCGTCTTCGGACTTGTACGCGCCACCGTTGAGGTTGTCCGCCGTTTCGACCCGACAACCGTCGATGTTGAGAGCACCCGTGCCGTGGGCCATGACGTTCTCCGCGACCGTGCCGATGAGGGGCTTCCTGAACATGAGTACCGGCTCATGTGCGGGCTTGAGGGCTGTTCCCCAACCCTCCCATTGACGAGCGGCGTCGGTGGCAGGGGCGGTGATGTTGAGATTGGCGCTGATGTCGTATTGCTGAGCGTTGTAGTTGTAAGCCGTTCCGTTCATCGGGTTTGGCCTGCGACTGGCATACTCCGACCGCCCCACCACCTCCCGCTCCGCACCCGCCGCCTTGTCGATGGCCTTGCTCACGTCGAGCGACTTGGGGAAGCCGCTCCCGAATTGGTAAGCCAAAATTCCTTCCACTCGGATCGCATCCCGCGAATCGAACCCCGCGAGCCGGATAGCGACCCCCATGAGGTCCTGCGTGCGGGTTCCGGCAAACGCAAGTAGGTATCCTCCGGGCTTGAGCACCCGGAGGCACTCTCTCCACACCTCGGGTCCGGGCACGAAGGCGTCCCACGACTTGCCCATGAAGCCGGACCCCTTGGGGGAGTAGGGCTTGCCGTCGAGCCACGCCCGAAGCGCCTCGGCTACATCGTCAGCGTCGTGATTGGACAACCCGTAAGGCGGGTCGGTCACTACCGCGTCTACGCTCTCGGAGGGGAGCGTCTTGAGGACCGCAAGGCAATCCCCGTGGTGTAGCTTGTACTCGGGCATCAGAAAATCTCCAAACCGTACTCGACGAGTAGCTCGTGGAGCAGCTTTCTCGCCCATTCTGCCCGCTCAGCCTCGTCGCCCTCCCGGTACTTCGCGATCTGCCGGAGGCGCTGGTCTAGCTCTGCGACGACCGCTTGCCACTTCGCTCCGTCGAGCGCCGCTCGGTGCTCGGCTTCTTCGTCGGGTAGAGAGAACTCAAGAGTGGCTTTCACGATGTCAGCACCTTGGTACGTCTACGTCTTACGCGCTCGGCGTCCCGACGGGAGGGCCGTGTACTATACGGGCGCGACGAATGACCCCGACCGTCGGCTCCGCCAACACAACGGCGAGATAGTTGGGGGCGCGAGGTTCACCCGGAGCTATCGACCGTGGGAACGGGTCGCGCTCTACGGGCCGTTCGACGGTCGGGGCGAGGCTCAACGGGTCGAACGCCGGATCAAGACGCTCCCCGCTTCCCGTCGGGCGTCATACCCAAAGGTACCGCTCGTCCCGGTGACGGCGGGCGCGATTCCGGCGGGCGTAGTACCAGCCCTCGACGGCGAACACGGCGTCGCCTAGCTTAGAGAACAAACGGGCGAACCTCATGACTTCTCCTCAATCACGCGCTCCCACGCAGAGGCATCCGCGAGGCTCGTATCCGTCACGACGATAGAACCAGAAAAGTACCCCCACGGCCCCGGTTGGATGCGGTTCAAGGCGACCTCGCCATCCGGGGACACCGCCATCACGAGGAAGCTACGCCCCCGGTCCCTCCCGTAGAGGCACCGATACGTTTGACCCGTGACGACGGCGAAGCTCATGACTAGCTCGTTTGATAGAGAAGACCCGCCGAGAAGTCAGAGTCAGCCTGCTCGTTGAGTCGCGTCGCGTACACCTGACAGGTGTACTTGCCCCCTCGGTATAGAGCGTGAGCGTCAGCAGCGGCCCGCGCTAGCTCCAACGAGTCATACACGCCCACAACGTAGGAGTGCTCCTCTCGGTCGCCCCACCGTAGGGCCTCGACGTAGTAGATCATCACTCGTCATTCTCCTCGGGACGACGGAACCAGACGGGCGTGTGCGGCCCGAACCAAGCCCCGACGACGTTGAAGTCCATCCACTCGACCGCCTCTTCGTATTCCATTCCGTCGCGCACCCGGAGAACCTCGACCGCCTTCCCGTAGTCGTAGACGGCGAGGGTAGGTTGCCCGCACCTCTCCGCCATGCCGATGAGCGCGTCGTCGAACCCGTCGGCGAAGAGCGCGTTGGGATTCTCCTCGGCGATGCGTTCGCGGAGGGTCATGCGTCCACCACCATATCGAGTTGGATCCACTTCATCGGGTACGTCATTTGGACGTTGAACGTGATGGATAGCTTGCCGTCAGGGCCGTGCTCGGCGCTCTGAAACGCCGGTAGGAGCGCCGCTCGGGGGCACCAAGCCACGTCCGGGATGCCCTCGGGGATCGTGAACCCTAGCGCCCGTAGCTCGCCCGCCGTTACGCACGTCGCGGGGTCGTACTCGCTCGGGACGCTCGGGATGTTCTTCTCGCTCATGGCTCTTCTTCCTCGGGCTCCGATAGATAGAACTCCGCCGCGCCCGGAGGCATGGGCTGCACTTGGATCATCGACCGCCCAAGGTACCCCGTCACCGAGTCCCGGTAATCGCACTTCGTACACCGGACCGAACCCGCCCACGGGCTCGCCAGCATCAACCCTCGGGTCCGTTCCATCGGGCTCTTACACCGGGGGCAATCCGAACCCTCAGGTGCGGGCTCCCACGAGATCCCGAAGAGATGGGTGAACTGAAGCGGGATCGGATTCTTGACCGCCTCCAGAAGAAGGCGAGCCTGCTCCACGGCGTCGAACTCGGGCACCCGCTTCTTCAGGCACCAGCGGCACGTCACCTCGGCCCAATCGGTCGTCTTATTGGCGATGGCGTCGGGTACTCGCCCGCACGTCGAAGTTTGATACTCCCCCTCGGCCTTGTAGTGATGCGTCTTCACGGGGTTTCTCCAGTCGGCCAACTACACCGCGTACACCCGTAGGCGTCGCCTACGTCAGGGGGCGTGAGGTGGGTCGTCTGGGTAGGCGATCCGCACCGGGGGCACTCCTTCGGCACGACGGGAACGTCTACGCGAAGGGGAATCTCCCCGACGAACTCGACCTCGGAAGCGGCGTAGCTCTCCGGGTAGATGACGCTCCGGTCGGTGACGATGAAATCGCTCTCTTGGAACTGCCTCTGGTACGCCGCCTTGCGGGAGTGGTCGAAGCCGGACTCCGCGATACGGTTGAACGCCTCCCGGTATTCGTCAGCGGCTCGGGCGTGCAACTCGTCGAGAATACGCTTGTCCTCGGCTTCCCGAATCGACGCGGCTCCGAACTGCACGGCTCGCTCTAGGTCGGAGGGGGCGTCTTTGTGGGTCATGTTCCCTCGGGTCGCCCAATCTAGGAGGGCGTGTTTGAGGCTCGGGTTTTCTTGGATGGTCGGGCTTACGGGCAAATCAATGAGCGTATCCCGGCGCAAGGGCTGGGCTACTCCGAGAGGGCACCACTCGGGGGCTTGGAACTCGGTCAGGGTCAAGCCTCGCCCCTCCGGTAAGAAATCCGGGTGGTCGCAAGACGCACTCGCCTCGACGCTGCCGATCCAAGTCGTGTTCCGGTAGTAACACGACCGACAATTTCGACGGGGCTCAGACATTTTTCGACCTTCGGACCCGGAGCGGTCGCCCCGGACGGAAATGCGAAAGCTCGTACCGGCCCTTCCCGCCTCGGGCGAGCCAAGCATCGAGGTTGCACGGGGCGCACTTCGCGTGGACCTTCGCCCCGCTCGGCGTGATGTAGGTCGGGAGCGTCCCCCGCTCCAACCCCTTCCCGCACAAGGGGCAGAGGATGTCTCGGAACGTCACGGCTCGTACCCCTCGCCTAGCGCCGCCTTCATCTCGCGCAGCCACCAACGCATCCTTTGGAGCGTACCGGGGCCGACGCTCGCGAAGTCCCCGGTGAAGGTGACCTGTTGACCGCCCTTCCCCCGGTTCTCGTGGTGTCGGACCGCGCTCTCAAACTCCCCGGCGAGAGCCGTGAGAATCGCCCGGACGCGCTCGTCCGACCCCTCGGGCATCTCGTAGACGTACCGGATGGGTACGTCGCCCGCCGTCGAGATAGGCTTCATGTCGGTCTTGTCGTCCATAGCACCGTTACCCTTTCGGCTTCTGACGGGCGTCGGCGCAAATCTGGGCGGGGTTCGCCCCGTGGTGCCGGAGCCCGTTCGCCCAATACCACTCGCACGCCCACGCCGCGCCTCGGATCTCAGCGATCCTCTCAGCCTCTTCGCGTCCCTCTTGAGCCAACTCAAAGAGCCCCTGCATCGACTCCATGACCGTCCGTAGCTTTTCTAGCTCGGCCAGAAGCTCTAGCTCACGCTCGGTCGGTTCGTCCTCGGGTCCGTGGCAGAAGTCGGCTTCGCTCATGGGTTCAAGTCCTTCATCAGATTCACGACGCGCCCCACACGGAGTCCGGATTCTCCACGAGAAACAGCGCGACCGATAGCTTGTGGTCGAGAAGCTCCCCGGCGGGAAGGCCGGAGTCCTCCTCTAGCCACCGGAAGTACCGCATGAGGGTCTCGTGCCTAGAGTCCCCGCGCCGGTAAATGCGGTTCGTTGCGACGGTGGGGGTTTGCAATAGGCTGCAATCAGATCGCGGCGTCTTGAGGTAGAGGTTGAGGCTCACCGCTCGGACTCCCCGCGCTCAATGGCGTTGGCGAGGTCGATCATCACGCCGCGCTCGCGCATCGACACGCGATCATCCATCGTCGCGTGCGCGAGCCTCGCCCGGATGTACGAAATGACGCGCTGGCGCTCCGTGAACGCCTCGTTGTGAATCGCCTGCTCCGCGTCGGCTTCGGCGTGCGCGAGGCGAGCCTTGAGTTCGTCGCGCTCCTGCTGAAGCGTCCCATACTGAGTGCTCCACCATGCATCGCTGGTGGCGAGCGCATCGTCGATGGCCCGCTGTCGCTCGGCCCGCGCCTCGTCTAGCTGCCGCCGGAGCACCTCTTGAGAGGCGAGAAGCTCGTCCGCTGCCTGAATCAGCGATATGTCAGGCTTGGACCCCAACTTGGCGGCGAGTGCTTTCAAGATCATGCGATCCGCGTCCCGCTCTAGCAGGGCTTCATACCGCTCGGCTTCAAGCCGTCTCACGCGGTCTTCGGGGTCGTCCGGGGAGGTCATATCGAACCTTACGCCCTCGCGGAAGAAACCTAGCGGATTACCTAGCGTCTTTACGCTCGACGGACGCCTCGGACGAGAACCCCTCGGGGTAGCGGAGGCGTAGCTTGGCGATGTTCCCGGCGGCAATCTCGCTGAGCGGAAGCTCCAACGCCGTCGCCATCTCCGCGACGTACCAGAGCACGTCGCCTACCTCCTTGGCGAGCTTCTCGCGGTCGAGAGAGTGCCCGTGGAAGACGACTTTCTTGATGAGGTCGGCGGCTTCCCCGGCTTCGCCCGTGAGCCCTAGCGCGGCCATCGTCAGGTGGCGGGGCGCACCTAGCTCGGGGCCGTGGAAATTGCTCGTGCGGTGGGCGAGGCGCTGGTACTCGTCTAGGTCCATGCGCGAACCCTACCGCTCAATCCCGGTACGGCTCGGGGTCGGGAACCGTGAGGTCATGGACCCGCACCGACATACGCTCGTACCCCAGAAGGTAGAGCACCTCGGAGAGCGGGTGGGCCACGACGTTGTGGAGCGTCCACCGCCACCGGGGAGGCAGCTTGCCGATCAGGCTAGGTAGTAGGTCGAACGGGGTCACGCTTCGATCTTCGGCTTCGGCGCGTACTTCGCGTGGACCCGCTTCCACTCCTCGGCGGTCGCTCGGAGGGCCTTCTCGCTCGGGACGATAGTGCCCAAGCCCTCGACGTGGATCGACCCCAAATGGGTGAGGGTCACGATCAGGTCGCCGAGTAGGTCCGTACACTCGGTAGAAATCTCCCGGATCTCCTCGGGAGTGAGCCCCGCCTCGGTCGCCGCCCGGACCGCCGCCTCGTAGTTGGAGGTCGCCTCGGGGTCTCCCGGCTCCGACGCCGCCACGAACATCGCCGCCGCCTCTAGGTCAGAGACAGCCTCTTCGCGGGGGGTCTTACGGCAACACGACTCGCTCACGGCTCCCCCCGGTAAGGGACGAGGTGGATCTCTAGGTCTTGGGTCTTCGTCCACACGCGCCTCTCGACGACGTAGACGCCGGAGTCCGCCGTCTCGACGAGATCCCCGACGTTCGGCGGGACCCGCCAATGAAGGAACGTGACCCGTCGCTGGGTCGGCGTTCCGTGGTCGTCGCCGTGGATGACGGTCAGGAGCCCTAGATCGGTCATGCGCCGCTCTTTTCGGTTCGGGGGTACGCCTCTCGGGAACCGCTCGCTCGCTCGCGAGCGTAGCGGGAGGTGTAGATGGGGAAGGCTTCCGGCGGAAGGAGCCGGAGGAGGTGGGCGTTCTCGCTACGGAGGTACTCGACCTCGTGGAGAATCCGCGAATAGGCGTCGAGTAGTTCCGTGAGCGCCGTCGTGTCCTTCAAGATGAGAAGGGCCGCAATCTCAGCGCGAATCTCTTGGAGGCGTTCGGGGGTCATGAGAGCGTCCTTTCAAACGGAGTCGAGTTCGACGGGTTGCTTGCCGAGCCACTCTAGGAGCGTCTCGCCCTTGTGCTGGTAGATGCGGAGGGCTAGTTCCGGGTCCGGAAAGCTCCACTTGTCCTCGGGGGTGCAGTTCTCGCACGCGAAGTATATCTCCGCCTCGTCCCGTCGTCCCTCTAGGCGGGCGATTTGCGTTCGGACGCCGGTCTTATCGACGGCGACGGTAAGCGACTCCATCTCGTCCTCGACGCGCCGGAAACCCGCGTAGACGGCGATCTGGTGTAGGTAGGTACCCTCGCACTTCGGACAGCATAAGCGGGTCATCATGCCCGTCTTTACGCCTTCGGGGGCTCGCCGGAAGCGCGGCGGTACTTGCGGCGGGAGTTGCGGTCGGCCTTGGAAGCGGGCTCTTCTTCGCGGGGCGTACCGAAAGCCCAAAAGCCCCGGCACACGACGGCCTCCATCGCGAGGAGGGTCTCCTCCGGGTTGGGGTAGGGGTCCTGAAAGTCTAGGCGGTCGATGTCGGCGTCGCGTTGAAACGGCCCGACCCAATCGAAGGTGTGGAAGCCGGGGCCATTCAACGGCGAGCGTCTCATTAGAAAGCCGCGCCCGTCATCCCGTGTACACGGGGGTCACCCGCCAAAACGGCAAGGGTTTCTCCATCGCACGGGCCATCCGAGCGTGGTCTTCCAAGCGCACGTTGTGGACGTTGCGGGCGAGCGACACCGGGGGCGGAGCCACGAACTCAATCACCTCGACCTCGTAGCCGAAGGCGAACGCGAGGTCGTGGTACTTGCTCGCTTCCCAAAGACGGATGTTCGTGTTGTCCGCGATGACCGTCTCGGCCCCTTGAAAGACACCCTCGGCAAACCTCTTGAGGCAATAGGCGTGGGCCTCTTGGCGACGGTCCGCGCTCCATCGGTACACGCCGTCCGGCCCCGTGAAGAAATCGTCCGCCGAGCAATACACGGTCCCCGGCTTCCACGTCCCGGAGAGCGTGTCGAACCATCGGGTTCGGGCGTAGGTGGTCTTGCCGGAGCCGGGGAGGCCCCGAAGGACGTAGGCGCGCTTGATCATGCTAGAGTTCGGGGTGATGGAATCGAACCATCATTCGCGGATTCAAAGTCCGATGTCCTGCCATTAGACGAACCCCGAGCGAGGGCTATCCCGCCGGATATTACGCCGAAGAGCGAAACTACACGGGGGAGAGAGTCTGGTTACGGGGAGCGAGGCCGAGATTCTCAAACGAGATGCCCGTCAGGGGGTCCAGGTCCGACCCGCAGAGAATCCCCCCGTTGGCCGGACCGGGGGAGACGAGCTTGACCCCGGTGGTGCCCTTGACCGTGACGGAGCCGGTAAGCGACTCCAGAGTCGCGCCCGACTGCGAAGACACCGAATACGCCCCCGTCAACGCCGAGATACCTACGTCGCCCGTGAACACGTCTAGGGCGTACCCGGAAGCCGAATCGAGCTGGAGGGAGTTGAGGCCCGCGACAGCGGCGAAGTCTCCCTGGAGCGTCTCAAAGGTGAAGCTCCCGACGGTAATCGTCGTGGAATGGTTGCCCTGGAGGGTGATTTCTTCGACCCTATCGCCGTAAGTGAGCGTGTAAGTATCGGTATCGCCTCCGGCGTTGCCCGTAGCGGGGGTCGAGTTGATCTGCAAAGAGTGCGACGCGCCGTTTGCCGGATTAGAATCAGCAGGCCCCGAGACGACCGTGGTCATGCCCCCCGAAACCGACGCCGTGTACGAGGAGGCGTTGATATTGACCCGCTGGCCGGACGAGAGCGAGAGGGAACTCTGGGCCCGGAGGTCCAGCGTCGCCGCGTCGGCAATATCAATGCGGGGAGCCGCGAGCCGGATACCCGAAGGGGAAGCGAGAGTAACCCCCGCCGTACCGGCAATCAGTACCGACGGAACCGTACCTCCGGTGGAGGCCGAGGGGTCCCCTCCGTCGAGCGCGGTCGAAGCCCCGGAGGTAGGGGTACCTGAGGCGGAGATAACGACCGTCCCGTTCGGAGCGAGAACCGCGACGCCGGTATTACCGGGACCCGAGGAACCGGAGAGTGAGAGGCCCCCTGAAGCCTCTAGGGAGAGAAGGCCCCCAGAAGAAACGCGAGCCGAGCCGACGAGCGAAATCTCGGCGGCGGACCCCCCGGCCCCGACCCGAGCCCGGTACGCGCCGGACTTTGTCCATGACGAAAACGACTCCCGCCCCCCGACAACCGGAGGAATAACCCGAAAGAGGGAGGCGGCGTGGTCCCCGAGAGCCGCGCCTAACCCCGAATAGAGGCCGGGAGCCGTACCGGGAGCGCCCCCAAAGACAACCGGCTTTAGCGGGAGCCCATAGAGAGGGCGACCCGTAACCGAGTAAGGGTCGTTACCGACGACCGAGCCGAGCACCCACTCGACGAACGCCCGGTTGGGCGAGAGCGAGTAGGGGGAGGCGTCGTTGACCGAGCCCGTAGGGAGCCGTTCGGATTCAAAGCCGTCGGTCTGCTCAGTGACCGGGAGCGTCCCGTCGCTGGTGTGAGATACTTCTACGCGGTACTCGGTAAGGGAAGAGCCCGGAGCGCCGTCGCCGGGAGGGGCGAGCGCATTCACGACGCCGGTAACGGGGAGCCCCCCGGCTCCCGGAGTAACGCCGACGCGGTAGAGGGGCTTGCCCGCGTACGCAACGGAAGCGTCTCCCGGATTAGGGTCCCCCCGGAAGCCGGTCGAGAGTACAAACCCACCCCACCCGAGGAACGTAAACGGATCGAGCGAATCGGGAATCGTTCCCCCCGCCTCGACGAAGCGCGACGCCGGAGCGAGGCCGGGAGACTCGCCCTCAACGAACGTCGCGTCCGCGTAGCGGCGAGAGAAGATCAGCCCCGGAGTAAGCAGACCCTGGGGCTCTGGGTTCGGAGGGAATGAACTCGTGTCGAGGGGAATACCGTCGGCCCCCGTCTGGGGAATCGGCGCATCCCACCACAGCCCATCCGAGAACATCGCCGTCGGCAATAGTCTAGCCTCGCGAGCGACCGGCCCCGAGTAGACCCGAGTACCCGAGGTAACGGCGTAGCTCGCGACGGACCTAGCTACGAACGCCGAGTCCGCGTCTCGCAGGGCCAGCTCGCACCCCCGCCGGTTCGCCAGCAAGACAGAGTCGTCTAGTACGAGGTCGGAGCCTTCCGAGCTAGAGCAGAGCACGTTACCGGGACCGGCGTGGCGGAGTTTGAACCGGACCCGTTCGGCGAAGCCGATAGCCGTGGCCCGGTCCTTTGGGGTATCTAACCCCTCCCCCGGCCCAAACCTAGAGAAGGGCGTCCACTCGTGGCCCATCCACGGAGCCGGAGGAACCCACCCCAGGATAACCGGAGTCCTAGCCGAGGCGGTACCGGAGGACTCCCGAGCCGCCCACCCGACCAGGCACAGGTCCCCCCGCTCAGGCAACGCCCCGAAGAAGTGCCGACGCCCTCCGCCGGGGAGAGTCAGGTCTACTCCGGCGTGCTCGAAGGTATCGGCTTCGCCCGTGAGCACGACGAGGGTGCATTTTAGCTCCTCGTACTGGATCTCTTTGAGCCGAGCGACGGAGATGGCTAGCTCGGCCCAATTCTTCGACGGGTTTGCCGCTGAGACCTCTTCGCCCCGGAGTTCCCCCCGGATAGCGGAGCGGCTCATATGGGGGGTACTCATCGCCATAGGCTCGATCTCCTCTCAAGGAGAACGATACGGGGTAGCTACCGACCTGCCTGGAGTAGCCCCGAGAGAGCGAGGCCCGAGATCTGCCCCGGACTCCCAGAGACCCGGAGTCCGTAAAGCCCGTACCCACTCTCGTTTGACGAAGCCCGCGAAATACCTAACGAATCTGGGGGTCGAATATCTCTGATAAAAGAAAGAAAATCGTTTCTCGGATCTCTTTAGCGAATCTTTCTAGACGAGAGGGAACCGGGGGCGTAGGCTCTGGGCTCTTTGAGCTTTCCTCCCTGTACTAGCCCGTACCTGAGAGGGAGGACCGGAAGGGGAGAGACTCTCCGGGTTCTATTCGGAGGGGTATCCCGTCTAGGGGGGAGGGGGAACCGGATGACCGGAACCGGATGACCGGAACCGGATGACCGGACGGGGCCGAAGAGCCCGATCCGTTCACTCTCCCCCCGAGGGGTTCGATTCGGAAACCGAACCCCCGTCGAAATCGGTCTGAAATTTCTTACTTCGATTCCGAAACGGGGTTCACCCCGGCGAAGTTCCTAACCCGCGAGGACCGCGTGGACATCCTAGTACGCAACGAACCTACTCACACCCGGAGGCTCTACTGATGAACGCGCTGTATCTTGCTCCCTCCCGGAGTTCTTTCCCTCTCCCGGTCGGCGCTCTAGGAGGAGAGGTTCCAATCTGGGAAACCTGGGAGGGTATCCCCTCGCGCTCCGGGTGGAGGCGGTCGGTACTCCCGTCCGGAGTCTCGGTGTCTTTCCGTAGGCGCAAGAAGAGCGCCCCCCTCCTTCAGGGAGAACCTGCGCTGATGCTCGTGCGCGATCTGGGGCCGGAGCCGGTAGAGCCGGAGCGGGTCTTTGCCCGACCCGCCCGAGTAGAGAACGCTCTGCGTCCTGACGGTCGCGGTATCGACCTAGCAAAGCGAGGCGACGAAGTTCGCAAGCTCTTCTACGCGGCGTTTGCGCGTGGGCTCATCCGGGACGGGATCGACCCCGAGGAAGCTCTCCAGGAAGTCTACAAGGGGCTGCTCTCCCGGAACCGGGGGACGTGCCCGTTCGACGTCAAGAAGAGTTCGTTCGGCCACTACGTCCACATCGTCACGCGGTGCGTGCTCGCGAACTTCGTCCGCAAAGAAAAGAAGCGCGCCCTCTACGAGACTTCCGGCGAGGAGCTAGCCAGCTACTCCGGCGAAAACCGGGAGTGGGAAATCCCGGTCCCCGAAACCCAGGAAGAATCCCGCCGGGGGAGGGAGTGGCTCGCGGAGAAGCTCGCGGGGTTTGAATCCCCGGAGAGGGAGACTCTCCTACGGGCCGTGGTGATGATGTCTGAGGGGGCTTCCCGTCGGGAAGCCGCGAAGCTCGCCGGAGCCGACTTCCGGCGACTCGGCTTGGCTTTGGAAGCTCTCCGGTCGCAAGTCACCTCCCCGGATTGAGCCGGGTAGATTTCTCACCCGCTAGCGCGAGCGCCCCGGCCCGCTTCCGGGCGTGAGCCTCTAGTGCCGCGCCGATACCGTCGGTGCCCGCCCAAAGTGCCCGCCCGAGGGGAGTCTCTCCCCGGCCCGTCTCGATGAGCCGGTTGCGCTCGGACTCCAAGAAAGAGATGAGCGCCCCGTGCTCCTCTGGGGTGGCGATTACTTTGGCGGTGATGCGTCGGGCCTTCATCCCGGACCGTACCCCGGACCCCCGGTAAGAACTTTCGGGCGACGGAACGACGAAAACCGCCCGGACCGGCTCCCGAGGGGGGAGTCCGATCCGGGCGGTATTCGTTCCGGGTTAGGCGGGGGGTCTCAGATTTGAGCCCAACCCACGAGGTCGCAGCGGAACGCCCGCGAGCCCGTCTCGTCACTCAAGACAACTACGTCCCCGACGCTTGTCGAGCGGGTGGGTCCGACGAGCGCCCGGACCTCCGGGTTCTCGTACCACGCCGCGTCAATCGAGTTGGTGAGGCGGAACGCCTCCTCCAAACTCGCCGTCTGGAGGATCGCTACGACCCGGTAGTGGGCCGCGTCGAGGGGGAGGGGAGCCCCCATCCCGAAGTTGGGGTTCATCGCGTGGTAGACAGTCGCCGTGGTCATGTCGCCTCCTCTTCGTCCTCGTCAAAGTCCTCTTCGTTCTCTTCGTCCAAGTCCTCGTCGTCCAAGTCCTCGTCGTCCCCGTAGATGTCGGGGTTCGCCTCCGCGTAGGCGATAGCGCGCATCGCAGCGCGCTCGCCGTACTTCGCGACCCACTCCGCGAGGGCCTCCCCGGAGAGGGGGGCACCGTACTGCTCAATGTCATCCCCGTCGGCGTCTTGGCCGACGCTCACGACGGGGCGCACTTCGGACTCCTCCGTGTCGAAGGTGACCCTGCCGTCGCCATCCTCGATGGCGACGGCGTAGACGAGGAAGTCCTCGCCGTCAAACTCCATGTCCAACTCCATCTTCGTCATGTCTAATCTCTCCTTCGCCCTAGTACCGAGCGAGCCTCGCGAAACTAACCTGAAAAGCGAAACCGACCCCCGCTCGCTGAAGCGAACGGGGGCGGGGGGGTTCACGCCGCTTCCAGAGCCCGGATGATCCGGCCCCGGTGCAGCTCGTAGAGGTCGCGGGCGGATCCCGCCATCGTGTGGGGCTCGCCGGTCACGAACGACACGGCCTGGAAGTCCGCGACTTCCTTGAGATCGTGTCCCTGGACCGTCTGGGTTTCGACCCGCCCGGAGATCCGGTAGTCGATCCCGTTGAGAGCGATCAGCACTTCCTTCATGAGAGGCTCCTTTCGTGAGAGGGTTGGAGCGAACGAGCGAGCGTCACGCCCCCGTCGTTGAATCGGCGGGGGCGTGGGTGAGGATCACGACGCGGCCTTGTGGGTGCCGTCCTCGTTGAGCCAGGGACAGGCGCGGTTGAAGGCGAGGCGGGCATCCGGGCCCAGCTCCCGGACGAGGTGCTGGAGGGAGTCCATCCGGCGCTGTCCCGCCAGGTAGACCCCGTGGTCGTCCGAGTAGTTGTAGTACCAGTCCATCCCGCCCAGGAGCCGGTTGAACTGGTCCAAGGGCGTCTCAACGACCTCCTCCCAGGCGTTGAAGACCTCCTCGAACCCGTAGGGGAACTGGAAGGTGGAGACCACGGGGGCCACCTGAGAGGCGAGGTCCCGGACCACCTGGTCCCGCGCTCGGGCGTGCTTCGCGTACTCGGGGTTGGGCCGCCACCCGAAGCGGCGGTCAGGCTGACCCGACTTCGTGAGGCGCTTGGGGAGAAGCGCCTCGATGCCCTGGGTCTTCTCCTCAAGGGCGGCGTCGGCGTCCCGGCGGATCTGGTCCAGCTCAGATTTCTGCTGCTGGAAGGCAGAACGGAGGTGCTCGATGAACTCCCGGCGGAGCGCCATCCGCTCCTCGCGGGTGGGCACCGCCCGGTACTGCTCGAAGGTCATCACCTTGTCGCCGATGGAAACGCGAACGTAGGAAGTGTTCATGTCTATCTCCTTGAGAGGTGGGGGGGTGAGGGATTCAAGCCGCCGAGGGGGCCACCGCCGCCTTCGGGCGGTTGGCCTCCTCGACGAGCTGGGCGCTGTGGCGCAGCGCGATGGAGAGCGCCTTGTCGAGGTGGGGGCCGCTGAGCGAGCGGCCCGAGCGGACCCAGCGGGCGTAGTAGCCCCCCCGGCGGGCCGAGGGAGCGTTGAACCCGCGCCCGTTGTTGTGGCGGGTCGCATCGACCGCCTGCTCGTCCGCCGTCTGACGGGCGAACAGGGCGAGCATCGCCCGCTCCACCGCCTTGGGGTTGGAGCGGAGGAGCGCGTTGATCTCGGGGCGGGTCCAAGTCTTCGTGGTCGTCATGTGAATCTCCCTTTCGAGCGGGGGTCATCCCCGCCCTTCAGCCTAGTACCGAGCGAGGCTCGCGAAACTAACCGGGAATCGACCGGACCATCCGGCCACCCGCGTCTCGCTCTCTCGCTTCACCGGAGTACCGAGTAGCCCATCCGGAACTAACCGGAAATCGACCGGGGGGTTTCGCCCCCCGGTCTTTGAGCCGTTCGTCTCCTCGCCCTAGTACCGAGCGGGGAGCTCAGAACTAACCGGAAATCGACCGGGGCTCACTCGTAGTCGCGCACCCCCTTGAACGCGGGGAACCGGGGAACGCCGTCGCGGGTCAACTCCTGGTAGGAGTAGGTCACGAGCGAGCCGACCGCCGGGGGTGCCTCGCGCTCCCGGTCGGAGAGGCCGGTGCCGATCTTGAACTCGACCGTCCCGTTCGCCGTCCGGCACACGAGCGCGCCGACCCGACCCTTGTGCTTGCCCCGCCCCGGCTCGTAGCCGATGACCCGCGCCTCCGCGTCGTGCATCCGCTTGCACTTGAGGAGCGACCAGGTGCGCGTCCGCTCGTAGGCGGAGTTGGGAGCCCGGAGCATCACGCCCTCGCCCCCGTTCCCGATCACGTCGTCCATGTAGGCGTCGAGGTGCTCGCGCCCGTGACAACGCTCTTGCTTCAGGATCCGGTAGCCGAGGCCCGAGAAGCTCCCCTGCGCCCCCGGACGGGACGGGACGATTCCCATGAGCTTGGCGAGCCCCGCTTGGCGCTGCTCAAAGCCACCGGGAAGGTCCGGAGCGTCGAACATCCAGAACGCGATCCCGCGCCACTCGGCGTCATCCGGCACGAGTTTCCGGACGATGCTGACCGTCTCTTGGAACTTCCCGCGACCAGCGAACAACTCCCCGTCGAACACCCAGAACTTCGGGAGCTGGCTGAGGAACCACGACGGGGCGTGGATCTCGTTGCCGAGGCGGGTGAGGAGCTTCTCGCCCGTCCAATAGGCGCGAACCCCATCGAGCTTCTCCGACATCCACCAGCCCGAGGGGTCCTGGCCCTCCCACGAGTGGGCGAGCATCACGCTCACCTCCTGCGGTTTGGCGACCGGAGCGGGGGTGACCGCCGCGCCCCGGATCGGAAGTACGGGCGTCCCGTGGTACACGGGGACCGGCGGAGCGGTCGGCTTCCACACGGGAGGCCAAGCCGGGGCCGCGTTGCCCGTCGCCGCGATTCCAGCGCGGTCCCGCGCCGCCTGCGGCCAGCAAGCGGGGTCCACGTTCGCCCGAATGTGCTTGCACGCGCGGGAGTCGATGTTCCCGCCCATGTTCCGCCACGCGGGACACGAGCAATCGATCACGCCCGCGATCTTGCGGATCGTGTACGGGCTCTTGCCGGACCCCTGCACCTGGAAGGAGTCACCGTTCGTCATCATTCGCATCTGTAAGTCTCCTTGGGTTGAAGGTTGTTGGTCGGGCAGAACGTCTTTGACCCGGCCCCTTTTCAGGAGCCGGGTCGGGGGTCTCACCCCTCGTAGTTCCACGGGGGGTCCCACCCGTCCCAACGACCGGCCCCCTCATCGTAGTAGCGATCCTCCGCCTCGTCATCGGCGGCGGAATCGCAACACGACTCGTAGTCGGCCTCCATCGCGGCCTCCGCTGCTGCCGTGATGTCGTCGTCGGCCTCGATGACGTTGCCGTCCTCGTCGGTGATCCCACCGTCGAGAAACGGGCGCTCATCCCACGAGGGATCGTCGCGACCCCCGCGCTGCGCGGGCTCCACGGAATACTCGGCGGTGAGGGTCTTCATGACCCACCACCCGAGTTCCTCGCCGTCGGCGTCCTTTTCGGGAGCGCCATCGACGATGCTAGGGACCCACACCTCTGCTTCAAACTGAACCTTCGTCATGTCTAATCTCTCCTTCGCCCTAGTACCGAGTACGGGGTTCAGAACTAACCTGAAATCGACCGGCCCTCTGATTGAGGGGCCGGTCGTCTCAGATTGAGAGGTCAGTCCCAGCGGACCGACCGGCTCAGATAGTCGTCTGCGCCGAATCGCTCATCCTCGATGCGAGCGATGAGCGCCTCGTCCTCCCGCTCCAGAAGGTCAGCGGGCGAGCCCTCGACGGGGTCCGTCGGGTCCCAGACCTCCGAGGTCCGGGGGTCCGGCTTCGTGTCGAGAGCCCGAGCAAGGAAGCGGGCCGTCATCGGCGGGCACTCCGCGTTCGGGCTCATCTCAGCGTGGAAGTGGGCCCAGCGCGCCCCGTCCGGCGCGGTCGCCACGATGTAGTGGATGTACTCCCGCTTCGGGAGGCCGTACTCGTTGCGGCCCGCGAACGTCGGCGAGCGGTGCCAAGTGTAGCTGAACGTCGTCATGTGATTCGTTTCCTTTCGTTGGAATACCGAGCGAGCCCCGAGGAACTAACCGCGAAAAGTGAAACCGCCCGGACCGACCCCCGCGAGGGAGCCGGTCCGGGCGGCGAGTGTGCCGCCTGAGAGAGCGGGGGGCCGAGGGTGAAGGGGAGGAAGTCCCCGACCCCCGCTCTCAATCAAGCAGCGCGGACCTTGCGGCCCCGGCCCCGGCCCGCTCCGCCGACCACCAGCTCGTGGAGCTTGGCGACCAGGGGGCGGGGGATGTCGGCCAGCTTTTCAGCGTAGACCGAGTGCTCGAAGGTGGTCGTGACGTAGCGGGAGTCGCGACCGAGGCCGACTCCAACGACCATCACGCCCGCCTCCGCAGCGCGGCGGAACTGGCCCTTCAGAACCTCCGCGTGACCCGAGTCGGGCTGTCCGTCCGTGAGGACGAAGATGACCCGGTACCCCTCGCGCCGCGTCGAGAGCAGCTTGAGGGCGTGCTCGACACCGTCCGACATCGGCGTTCCGCCCGTAGCGCGGAGCTTCGCGAGGCGGGGAGCCGCCGAGCGCCACCGCTCGTCGAATCCCTTGAACACGTCGATGTCCACGCCGTCAGCGCGGTGCGCGCCCATCGCCTTCATCTCCGCCGAAGCGGCGTTGTAGCCGCCGGGGTGCGAGTAGGCCGCCGACTGGCCGTTGGTCGCGAAGCCGGTGATGGCCGACTTCGCGCCGACCGCCTCCAGCGCCTCGCCCAGAGCGAGCGCGATCTTGGCCGCGCCCTCCAGCTTGTCGTGCATCGACCCGCTCTGGTCGATGACCGTGACCGCTGCGACGCTCGTGTCCATGGTCATGTCGTCCGCCGCAAACGCGCGGTTGGGCTCGCGCCCGCCGCGAATCGAAGCGACCGAGTCAACCAGGAACCGATCCGAGAGGATCGGGCCGCGCTTGAGGCCGTGCTCGCGAGAGCCATCCTCCAGCGCCCGGAACATCGTGCGGAGCTTCGCCTTGAGGAAGCTCGTCTCCGCCTTTGCCGCCGACGCGAGCTTGTCGAGCTTGCGACCCTCGCCGGAGTCGGGGTTGCCGACGCGGACCTCGCGGTCAGCGTTGGTCGAGTAGGGACGGTAGGCCCGCTCGCCCGTTTCGAGCGTGCCGTCCTCCTCCTTGCGGGCGTCCTTGAGTTCGCCCTGGAGCGCCGAGGCGTAGTCCTGAAGGCCCGCGCCGTTCTGGCCGTCCTTCAGGAAGTCGCCCGCCGTTTCCGACGTGGCCGCGCCACCGCCCGAGCCGTTGCCGCCCGAGCCGGTTTCGCCCTGAGACGCCTCGCTCTCCCCGTCCGAATCCCCGTCCGAGCTGTCCCCGTCCGAATCCCCGTCCGA